TTCTCCACTCTTGACTCCATCGTGTGTGGGTATTAAGTCTTTCAGACGGAATGGTGCGTGGGAGCCCGTACTCTGTAGTGTACAACAACAGGTACTACATACCGTCACAGTTATGTACCCCGTACCATTCCGTTACTCAGTCGTCCAGTCACTAACTAAGTGGTTCAGTGTGTAGGCACCCTTACTACCCGTAAGTGGTGTCTCTCCGTTCGTACCCCGTACTCCGTACCACCCCGGCCTTATTACTGCAGTGGCGGCGTCGGCCCTTGCCTCACTTCAACGGCGTTGCGTATCCACTCCACCCGGCGTCTTACGGGTGCCGCCGCCCGTCAATTCCAGCCACCATGCCTGCATTCGCGATATAAGGCACCGCCGGCGCGTCCGGATTCGCAAGGCGGCCCGGGAGTCGCCCGGAATCCGGAGCGCTCCTGGGCGACGCCAGGGCCCTTAGAATTGATGTGGTACTTATCCTAAGATATCGCGTAGGGAATCCTCAACTGCCGCCGTATCACTTTGTCTTTGGCATATCGCCGCGTGCCGAAGACGCCGGGGAGAAGGCAGTGAGCCCTTCTCCCCCGGCGTGTGTGAGTCAGAAGCCGTGGTCGTCCACCGTCACCTCCCAGTACCCGGTTCGCGGGTCGAAGGAAGCCCAGTAAGACCCCCAGAAGTAGCCACCTTGGTCCGAGCCGCGCCAGAATTCCGCCCGCACTTCGCCCGGTTCTTGGTTAAACACCTCCCGCAGCCCTACCCCCGAAGGCAATCCCAGTGTCGGTGCCCCTGCCTGCAGTGCGGCCAGGCCCTCCTCGTCGCTGCCCGTACGCCCGCGAACCAGGACCGAGCCGTCGATCACGTGAGTCAGCATTCGGATATCCCCTATTGAAGAGTGACGCCGGGGAAGGAGAGGGCACACCCCACCCCCACCCCGGCGTCTTCGTTAGTCAGAACGGAATGTCGTCGTCCTCGGGTCGCATGACGATCGGCGACTCGTACTCCCGCTCGTAGTCGTCGGCGTAGCGCGGCGCCAGCGAGGTGCCGTAGTGCGCTTCCATCATGGCGTCCTCGTCGTGCGCCTCGCGCCACGCCCGCGGGCAGCCGGCCAGGTGCTCTCCCCCCGGCAGGTGGCAGTCGTAGCACTGGCCGTAGCCGTCGGCCGGCGGGCAGTCGCACGGGTCGCTGCGGCAGGCGACACACACCCCCATGCCGTAGTCGTAGCCGTCGGCCTCGGTGCACTCGCAGTCCGCCGACTGGCATCGCCGGCAGCGGGCCCCCTCGGCGCAGTCGCACACCCCTCGCGGCAGGCCGTACACGTGTTCGCAGAGTTCGCAGGTGCCGTCCTTCAGTGCCATGGTCCTAACTCCTGGCCATATATGCCCTATGCGGAAAGGCCGGGGCGGGAGAACGCCCCCCACCCCGGCGTCAGTGTCAGTGAACCGTCCAGTACCCGGTGCGGCCGTCGAACGCCGCGGAGAGCTCGGCGTTGTGCACCTCGGCCCAGCCGCGGTAGCGCACCACCACCGCGAGGGAGTACCCCTCGTACCCGGTGTAGTCCGGCGAGTCGACGATGTAGTCGGCGTGGCGGCGGCGGTCCTCCGGCGTGAAGTGCAGCGGGACGGCGGCGAGCAGGGCGTCGCGGGCCTCGCAGGCGGAGCCGGTGCGGCCGCGGAAGTAGAAGGGCGTGGCGCGTGTGATCATGGCGGGTCCCCTATTGGATATACCAGGTCCTATATTCTCGCGTTCCCATATAAAGAAAGCGGCGGGCCCCTGGTTGGAGCCCGCCGGAGGCGTCAGGCGGAGAAGTGCAGCGAGGCGAAGCACACGGGTTGCGGCCTCGCGTCGGACTTGCGGTAGACGATCCGCCAGCCGTCGCCGCGGTCACAGATGAGCATGCCCGGTTTCTTCGACGCCTTGTCCGTCCCCGGAGTCACGTCCACGGGTCGCGTGAGCCGGTAGTCCTTGCGGCACTTGGCCTCGTCGGCGTGCAGGAGAACGACGCAGGTCCCGGCCTTCAGGTAGTGAGTCATGTCTGACACCCCAGAGCGGTTGGGACGGTGGGGGGTCACTCGCCGCCCCTCCCGCCTACCAATCCACAAACCGGGGGGTCTACTGCACGCGGCAGGCACTCCGGGGGCCGTCGCCGCAGCCACTCGCGCTCGTGCGGAGGCACCCCCGGGGGAGGGGTGCGAATCTGGCGATACCCCAGCTACGGAGTAGCTGGCCCCCTGCCCTTTATTGGGGGAGTTTTTAGGAGGCCGTTGTATAACTCCCCCCGGGCGCCGGGCGGTTTACGCCGGGGGAGAAGAGGTTACCTCAGCAGGCGCCCGACGATGTCGCCGACGTACGACGCCGTGTCCCGCTCCAGGGGCGACACCCGCACGGGGTCCTCGTTGGCGCGCGCCTCCTCGATGTCTACTTTCCCCATCAGCGAGTCCTCGTGCTCGCCGGGGCCGTAGCTGGCCCAGGCCTCGCCGCCGCGCCGCAGCGACCAGTCGCCCGCCTGCAACCGTCTCGCCGCCCTGGAGGCCTCGCCCTCCGACTCTCCCCCGGCGTCCACCGCCCCGCGGAAGTCGTCGTTCTCGTTCGGGCCCTCGGGGTAGGAGTCCCACTGCTCGGCCTGGCGGGAGGTGCGGGCCACCTCCAGCACCGCCTCGTGGAGGTAGTCGTCGTCGGCGGGGTGCTCTGCGTTGTCGAGGTGCTGTTGCTCCCGCTCGTAGCCGGGCGCCTCGCCGGGGTAGGCGTCCGTCGGCGGGCCGGGGAGGTAGTCGTCGCCGGCCAGGCGGTCCCACTCACGGTCCCACGACTCGGGCGCCTGGGCCCCGAACGGCAGGTCGGCGTCGAACGCCTCGGCGTCCCCCATCGACAGGGTGCCGGAGAGTACGGCGTGGCGGCGCTCCACGTAGTCGGAGAGTGCCGAGCGCAGGGCGGCGGGGGCGTTCTCCCAGTCCAGCGACCGGGCCACCTCGCGGGCGTCGACGGCGAAGCGGCCGTCGGCGCGCTGCTCGTAGAGGCGCAGCACCCACTCCTCCCCGGCGCCCCGGTAGAAGGTGTACATCAGCGCCCGCAGGCCGCGGTCCAGCTGGGCTGGCGTGGTTGCCCGGGAGATGAGGTCGGAGACCTGCGAGAACTTCTGGTAGGCCATGGGCGCCGTCAGGGCGTACCAGTCGTCGCCCCGGGCGCGCCACAGCGGGTCGGCCCTGGCCGCCTCCTGCGGCGACATCAGCCTCCGGTCGCGCTCGGCCTTCGTGTACTGGTGGGCCGGCGTGCGCTCCGCGGCCGCCAGCTTGGGGTCGAAGGCCAGCGTGTCGGCCGGGATGAGGAAGTCGGCGTGCGGCCCGCCGGCGCGGCCGGGCGCCACCAGGCCCCCCTCGGCGTCGAAGCGGCGGCCGATGCGGTAGACGTCCTCCCAGGTCAGCTCCTCGAAGCGCTTCGGGCCGCCGTCCCGCGCCCGCAGGGTGAGCGGCATCAGCCGGGTGAAGCCCCTCGTCTCCGCCCGGATGAAGTTCTCGTACGCCGCCCTGGCGCTGCGGCCCACCTGCTCCAGCTCGCGGGCGTAGCGCTCGCGGTTGTAGTTCGGCCCGGCGTCGCCCTCGGCCCGCTTCGCCAGCTGCTCGCGGCGCCTGGCGGCCCAGCGGACGAACTCCAGCAGGCCGCGCTGCGACTCGCGGAAGTAGTCGCGGGCGTCCCGCTCCATCTCCTCCCGCACCCGCCTGGTGGGGTTGCTGTCCTGGAAGCCCAGGGTGGTGCGGAAGCGGCCCATCGCCGCCGAGTCCTTGAGCGTATTTTTGGCGTGCCAGTCGGCCGACTCCGGCGACAGGCCCAGGGTGTGCAGCGCGTGGCGGTAGAGGACGGCGTACTCGCTGAGGCCGCGCCGCGCCAGGTCGGCCTCGTAGGCCGCCTTCGCCCTCCGCTCCGTCGACACCAGGACGTGGCGGGGCAGCCTGTCCATGCGGGCGACCCCCAGCTCCTTCATGGCCGCCGTGCGGAGGGAGCGCAGCCTCTCGTCGTAGACGCCCAGCGACTCCCGCCGCTTCGCGGCCAGCTCCCCCTTCTCCCTGACGGCGGCGTCCACCAGGGCCTTGCGCACCTCCCGGCCGATGCCGTCGCGCAGCGCCCGGTCCTTCATCTTGTCGAGGCGCAGGATCTCTTGGTACTTGCTGTAGCGGGAGTCGAGCTCGGGGGCCTGGCCCGTCAGCGTGAAGGCCTGCTCCTCCCACGGCGTGTTGACGTACTCCTGGCGCCACGCCTCCACGCGCCGGGCGCCCTCGGAGGTGCGCAGGTATTTGCGGGCGAGCCTCGGCAGGTTGGAGTACTCGCCTCGCCGGGTGAGCTCGTCGTGGCTGTCGGGGACTCGCTCCACGTCCTTGTAGAAGGTGCGGGGTATCTTGAAGGGCAACTTCACCCGCACCTTGCCCACCTTGATGTACTCCACCTTCTCCTCGCGCCTGATGCGAGCGCCGGTGGCCAGCCACAGCAGGTGGGAGACGGGCACCTCGGAGAACCTCAGCCCCTTGTACTTGCCGGCGAGGATCACCTGGTCGGTGGCCGAGGTGGTGCCGGGGCGGTTGACGGGGTCGAGGCCCTTCACCTGCCGGCGGTAGGACTGCTCCGCCAGCTCCACCACGCGCAGGGCGGCCGAGATGGCCCTGCCGCGCAGCCCCTCGTCGGGCTGGTTCTCCGCCGCCCAGTGCAGCAGCGCCCAGCCCGTCTCCCCGTCCCTCCCACCGGCGCCCTCCCTCCCGGCGTCGAACTTGCGGGGGGCGGCGGGGTTGGCCAGCCGCGAGCCGCCGCCGGGGCCGGTGAGGACGTCCCGCACGTCCCGGTCGGGGGTGGCGCCGGACTCCACGATCTCCTCCAGGTGGGCCCACTCCTCGTGCGCCTCCTGGATGCGGGCCTCCAGCCGCGACACCGCGGCCATGCGCCAGCGGATCTCCTTCAGGTACCTCTTCTGCTCGCCGCCCTCCCTCACCGCCTTCTGGTAGGCGAGGGCCGCGCCGTTGACGTGCCGGGCGTGCACGTCGGCCTGGTCCGTCAGGCGGCCGATGTGGGCCTTCACCGCGGTGATGACGGGGGCCAGCAGCCGGGCCATCTCACCCCGCCCCCTCGCCGTGCCCGAGAGTTCGCCCTCGGCCCAGCCGGCATTTCGCTGAGCCTCGTCCAGCCACGCCGTGCGGTTGTCGCCGCCCGGGAATGTGGTGCGGCGCGGGTCCTGGGGCGCCTCGCCGGCGTACGTGTAGCCGCCGTACCTCTCGATCGTCTGGTAGGCCCGGCGCACGAGGCCCGAGTGCTCGCCGGTGAACGGGCGGCGGTGGCGGGCCGCCGTCCGCCAGTCCTGGTAGGCGGGCAGGTCCTGGAGCTCGCGGAACCTTTTGCGGGCCTGCGCGGCGGCCGCCTCCACCTCGGCGCCGTGCTCGGCGTCCAGCTTCCGCATCCGCGACTCGTAGACGTGCCTCCAGTAGCCGATCTTCTTGGCGGTCGCCTCTCCCCTGCCGGCCGAGGCCACCAGGTCGGCGCAGGCCGCCTTGAAGGCCCTGGTGAGCTTGTCCTTCTCGCGGGTGGCGTGGGCCAGGGCCAGGCCCCGGGCGCGCATGGCGGCGGCCTCGATCTCCATCACGGACGCCAGGAACTTGCGGGCCGCCTCCCCGTCTGCCACCTCCTGGTGGCCCCCGCCGCCCCGCTTGATGAAGTCCTCCTTGGCCTGGGACATCCTCCGGCGGGCGTCGTTCTCGCCCTCGATCTCCGCCATGGCGCGGCGCACGGCGGGGTCGGCGGACCACAGGCCGGTGCGCACCACCACCTCGGCCGTCTGCTCGAAGGTGAGCCGGCGCAGGGGCGCGTGCCTCTCGCGCACGGCCGTCAGGGCCGAGACGAATGCCCGGCTCTGCAGGTATTTCTTGCCGAACTTTTGCTCCACCGCCTTCCGCCGCCTCTGCACCTCCCCCGGCGTGGCGCCCCTGTCCTCGCCGGCCAGGCCGAGCTCCCCGATGGCCCGGTCGACGGCCGACGGCTCCGACTGCGGGGCGTCGGCCAGCCGCCTCGCCTCCCTGATGATCTGCTCGTCGCTGAACTTCGCGAGCCACTTCCCCTTGTCGGTGCGCGGGCCCACGACGGCGGCCAGCACCTGGGCCCCGCTCATGCCCTGCCGCAGCGCGGCCTCGATGGCCGGGCGCCGGAAGATGCCCGTGCGCCAGGGCGGGGCGTGCAGGCGGGCGACGGTCTCGATGGCGGAGGCGAGGTTCATGCGGTTTGACGCCGGGGAGGGGATTGGTGGTGAGGGCGGCCATCCTCCCCCGGCGCCCGACTAGGCTCAACCGGCGCCCCTTGCACACATCTCTCGGCGCGGCCACCCTGGCCCCTCGTTCGCACCGCACCCCCACGCCGGGAATACATGCCAGGCCGCCTCACCCGCTTCGCCGACTGGCTCGCCGAGAAGGCGCTGCCGGCGCTCCTCCGCCCGCGGTGGGGCGCCCGCCGCGCCCTGGCCGAGTTCACGGGCACGGGCAACTCCGTGGGCCAGTGGACCAACCAGTGGACGGAGTCGCGCTACCACCAGGTGCGCCACTTCAAGCACTGGGTCTACATCGCCGTCGACCGCGTCGCCACCGAGGTGGCGATGCACATGCCCAACGTCTCCCTCCTCCACGAGGACGGCGGGAGCGACCCCACGCGGAAGTACCTGGGCCGTAGCGTCACCAACCGCGCCATCACGCCGCTGCAGTCGCACGAGCGCCTCGAGCCGGCCCGGCACAACCACCCCCTGTGCCGGCTGCTCCGCGACCCCAACGAGCCGGACACCAGCTACGACTTGTGGTACGAGACCACCATGTTCCTGCTCCTCACCGGGAGCGCGTACTGGTGGATCCCCCGCAACCCGCACACGCAGAAGCCCGCCGCCATCTGGGTGATGCCCTCGCACTGGGTCTACTCCCAGGCCAACGAGGACGGCTGGGTCGACAAGTACGAGATCCGCCCCGTCGAGGGCAACTACGTCCGGATGGTGATCCCCGCCGAGGACATGATTCACTTCCGGAAGAAGTCCCCCGTCTCCAAGCTCGACGGCTACTCGCCGCTCAACGCCGGGGCGCAGTGGGTGGACACCCTGGAGTCGATCGACCGCACCCGCTGGTTCTCCTTCAGGAACGGCATCTTCCCCGGCGTCTCCGTCGAGTTCGACCCGCAGGTGAAGCTCCCCGACGAGCAGGACCTGAACCGCATCGAGGCGCGCCTGATGTCGCGCTACGGCGGCGAGCACAACTCCAACCGGCCCATCATGATCCCCCCCGGCGCCAAGCTGCGGAAGATGCAGCTCTCCGCCGACGAGCTGGGCTTCTACGACTCGGCCAACCAGCTGCGCGACAACGTGCTGGCCAACTTCCACGTCCCCGGGCCCTGCGTGGGCGTGGTGAGCGACATGACGTTCGGCAGCCTGCGGGCCAGCATGGCGGGCCTGTACACGGGCGCCATCAACCCGCTCTTCCACTTCTACGGGCAGAACGTCACCGAGAAGCTGGCCCAGCCCCGCTACGACCGCCGCCTGCGCGTCTGGTGGGAGGACCGGACGCCCGCCGACCCGGAGCTCCGGGAGACGTCGCTGATGACGGACCTGGCCTACGGCGCGAAGACCATGAACGAGGTGCGGGCGCTGCGCGGCGACGAGCCGTACCCCCACGCCTGGGCGAACGAGCCCTGGATGCCCATGAACACGGTCCCCGTGTCCGTGGCGCTTGCGGGGCTTTCAGGCAAGGAGGGCGGCGGGGGCTCCCCCGGCGCCAACCGCGAGACGGTCACCGACCCCTCCAACCACCCCCGCCGCGAGGACTGACGTGACGACGGTGAAAGAATACTCGGCGGGCGACCTCTACGGGGCCGTCTCCCGCCGCTTCGACAGGCTCTCCGGCACCCTCGGCAACCCGCTCTCCGCCTCGATGCGGAGGCTGGCGCTGCCCGCCGGGGACGGCCGCACCCTCACCCTCTCCAACCCCCCCGACGCGGGCACGGTGGACGTGGGCGACGGCCTGCTGGCCGTGGACGAAAAGACGATGTCGGCCGGCTTCGTGGTCTCCTCGACCCGGCGCGACCGCCACGGCGACGTGGTGGTGCCCGCGGGGTGCAAGGACTTCTTCGCCGACTACGAGGCCAACCCCGTCGTCTTCTTCGCCCACAAGAGCGACTGCCTCCCCATCGCCTCCGCCAGGGACGCCGCGGGCAAGGTGGCGATGTGGTTCTCCGAGGACAAGATAACCTCCCGCGCCTACTTCCACGGGAAGACGCGGGAGAGCGAGGAAGTCTTCTGCCTGGTGGCCGAGGGCCACCTGCGCGCGGCCAGCATCGGCTTCATCCCCGTCGAGGGGAAACTCATCCCCCCGGCGTCCGACGAGCCCGTCGACGACGACGGCAACGTCGACTTCGACTCCGGCGGCCTGGTGTTCACGAAGTGGCAGCTCCTGGAGTGGAGCGTCGTCCCCGTGCCCGCCAACGCCGACGCCCTGCGCTCCCGCCTGCAGTCGAGGAAAAGTCTTTCCCCCTCCCTCCGGAAGTCGCTGGAGCCCTTCGCGGCCCCCGCCCGCGGCGACCGCCCGCGGTTCACGATGCCCAAGCACGCGGGCCTGGCGGCGCAGGGGCGGCGCTGGAACCAGTCGCTGTCGAAGGCGTTCGACATCTCCCAGCAGAAGCTGAAGCCCGCCACGGCGTTCTACGGCCTGGCGTCGAAGTACCTCGGCTGCGAGGTGAAGCACATCTCCCACCGCTCCGCCGTCATCCCCTCTGCGAAGATGGGCTCCGTGCTCTCCGGCTGGCACGAGGCGGCCGCCCTGGACCACAAGTCGGTGGACGTCCGCAACATCACGCACGGCGGCACGGAGTGCCCGCCCTACTACGAGGCCATCCGGCTCAACTCCTCCCAGTCGAAGGAGTTCCTGGTGGAGGGCGCGGTCTTCTACGACGGCAAGTCGAAGTTCATCGCCGCCTTCCAGCCGGTGTGGTACGGACTCAGCGTCACCCTCTACTCGAAGCAGAGCGAGTCGGCCGACTCCTCCCTGGTGCTGGACAGGGCCTGGGAGCTGGCGGCGTCGAAGTACAACTTCCTCAAGGGCGAGGCCTTCTCCCTCTCCGGCGACTTCATCGGGAAGACCGGCGAGCAGTGGGAGGACCTGTTCCTCGAGGACAAGAACGTCAAGTCGGTTAAGCGCACCCTGCGGCTCCTCAACGAGAAGCAGGCGGACTTCGCCAACCGCGGCGCCATCTTCCTCGGGCCGCCCGGCACCGGCAAGACGCTCTCCGGGCGCATCATCCGCAACCAGGCCGACGCCACCTTCATCTGGGTCTCGGCCAAGGACTTCTACCGCGCCGGCGCCTTCGGCGGCATGTCGTACGCCTTCGAGCTCGCCAAGGAGCTGTCGCCCAGCGTCATCTTCTTCGAGGACGTCGACAACTGGCTGGACAGCCACAGCGTGGACCTCCTCAAGAGCGAGATGGACGGCATCGCCCGCTACTCCGGCGTGTGGACGGTGCTCACCACAAACTACCCCGAGCGGCTGCCCAAGGCGCTCATCGACCGCCCCGGCCGCTTCCACGACGTCCTCTACTTCAAGCTGCCCGACGAGGCGGCCCGCAAGGGCATGCTCGCCAGGTGGCTGCCGGAGCTGAAGGGCCAGCCCCTCGCCGACGCCCTCAAGGCCACCAAGGGCTACAGCGGCGCCCACGTCTACGAGCTGTGCAAGTTCGTCAAGACGCTGCTGGAGCAGGAGGAGAAGTCCCTCGAGGCCGCGGTCACCTCCGCACTCAAGAAGATCGAGGAGCAGCGGGAGCTGATCGCCAGGCCGCCGCGCTTCGACAAGTCCCTCAGCCCCATGGTGGCCTCCTACGCGGGCCGCCGCAGTTTCAACATCCAACGGAAATCCATGCCCACCGACATAGGCGAAGCCCTCGAAAAACTCCTCGCCGACGACCTCACGAAGCCCCCCGTCCAGGACGCGGAAGACGCCGGGGGGAGTGAAGAGGGTGAGGGCGGCGTCGAGCCGCAGGCGATCGTCTTCCACACCGACCGCTTCCACGAGGAGGCCGACGTCCGCCGGTGGCTGGAGGACAACGGCTACCCGGACGCCGAGGTGATGCCCGGCGGCGAGGGCGACGAGCCCTGGGTGGCCGTGCTGTTCCCGAGCGAGGAGTGCGAGGCCGACACCGCCGAGCGCAAGGAAATCGAGGACGGCGTCGAACTGGTGACCTGCACCCGCGGCGAGAAGGAAGGCGACGGCGAGAGCGAACCCGAACCCGAATCCGGCGTGCCCGACGCCGGGGGAGAAGTGATGGCCGGCAAGGCGATGGACGAACTGCCCGATGGCGAGACCGCCGTGAAGCCAGGTGGGGAGTCCGACGACTCCATGAAGCCCTACGGCTGCCAGGTGCTGTGCACCCTGCAGGGGCACCTCGAGGCGACCGCTTCTTACCTCGAGTCGGCCGTCGGCCAGCTGGAGCAGGAGAAGGTCAAAAAGTGGCTCGGCAAGTACACCGAGCACCTGCAGAAGTACGCCGACGACCTCGAGGAGTTCGCCTGCGGCGTCTACCCGGACCACTTCAAGGCGAAGGCCAAGAAGAAGAAGCCCGCCAAGGAGGAGCACCCCGAGCCCGACGGCGACGAGGCCGTCGGCGACGGCGACGGGGACGCCGACGACAAGGGCAAGGGCAAGAAGTCAATCACCTCCCCCCGGCGTACCCCCCTCGCCAAGGGCGCCGTCGCCCGCAAGGACGTCGGCGTGCTCGAGGACACCGCGGAGTTCCTCAAGGAGCTGGCCACCGAGGACAACCTCAAGCGCTCCCAGAAGGCCGCCTGCCGCCAGCACGCCGGCGACATCGGCTCGCTGTGCCAGAAGTACTCCGCCCCCGAGGACGCCGGGGAGGAGGTGGCGACGGAGAAGTCGGCCGCCGAGGACCCCGCCCTCCAGGTGGCCGTCGACCGCCTCCTCAACGCCTACTACGAGCTCACCGGGGAGGAAATCTAAGTGGCCAAGTCGAAGCCCTCTGCCACCTCCCCGGCGTCCAAGGTTGAACTCCCCGCCGCGCCCGTTGCGGCGGAGGTGCCGGCCCCGGCCTGCTGGAACTGCCGGCACTGGCTCGCCGTCCGCGACGCCTGCCACCCGGGCGTCGGCCACTGCAGGCGCTACCCGCCCTCGGTGCTCACGCCCGACTTGACACTACACGGGCCCAAAACTACCTTCCCCGTCACCCACCAGTCCGCCTCCTGCGGCGAGCACGCGCCGGCGTGACATCCGCCTCACCTCCCCGTCCAACACCCTCCCCCAGTAAGAGCCGAATGTCCACCCCCACCAATCTCGCCGACAAGGTCGAAAAGCTCGAAGGCGCCCTCACCAAGCTGGCCACCTCGGGTGACGCCGTGCGCAAGGGCGTCCCCGCCGTCCGCAAGGGCGAGGACCCGTTCACCTCCCGCGGCTACAGCTTCTGCAAGCTGTTCCAGCTGATGAGCGGCAAGGTGGACAAGGAGAGCGCCCGCGTCGAGTTCGACACGCACAACGAGCTGCAGGCGAACCTCTACGACCGCCACGGCTTCGTCAAGGGCGCCAGCAACTCCATCCTCGCCCCGTTCTGCACCGACTACATGCCGCAGGACAGCGAGTCCGACCGCAAGTTCGCGCTCGACGTCCGCGCCCGGGTGAAGGCCGGCGTGGCGGGCCTGGACCCCGAGGCCGTCCGCAAGATGGCCGGGGCCGTCAACAAGACGCTCAGCTGGCAGGACGAGACGGCGCTCGGCGCCCTGGTCTCCCCGCCGATGTTCGGCGAGTTGATTGACATCCTCCGCAACAACGAAGTGCTCCTGCGGGCCGGCGCCTCCAGCATCGGCATGCCGCCCAACGGCCGCATCGTCTTCCCCCGCCAGACGGGCGTCGCCACCGCCTACCACGTCGGCGAGAGCGCGGCGATCACCGCCAGCGAGCCGACGACCGGCGACGTGACGCTGCAGGCCAAGAAGCTGGCCACGCTGGTGAAGGCGCCCAACGAACTCTTCCGCTACGCCTCGGTCTCCGTCGAAGCGCTCCTGCGCATGGACATGGCCAAGGTGATGGCGCTGAAGATGGACAACCAGCTCATCGAGGGCGTCGGCAGCTCGGTCGCCCCGCGCGGCCTCATCACCTACTCCGGCCTCACCACCCACACCTCCGCCGGCACCCCCGCCGACGCCGACAGCGGCTACCCGCTGCAGCCGGAGGACGTGTACACGATGATCGCCAAGGTGGAGGAGCAGAACGCCGTCTTCAAGACCTGGGTGATGCGGCCCCTGATGTACTCCTACATCTTCAACCGCCGGGCCGACGCCATCACGGCGGGCGACGGCAAGGGCGCGTACCTCTTCAACGTGTGGCGCGAGCTCGGCCTCAACGCCGGCCTCGACCGCGACGGCACCGGCAACCTGGCCGGCTACCCCGTGCTGAAGACGACCAACATCTCCAAGACCCGCACCCGCGGCTCGGGGAGCACGTTCACCTACATCCTCGGCGGCGACTTCAGCGACTACATGATCGCCATGAGCCCCGTGGTGGAGTTCGCGATGACGCAGCAGGGCGACACCGCCTTCCAGCAGGACCAGACCTGGCTGCGGGCGATCCTCAGCTACGACGGCGCCCCGCGCCGGGAAGCGTCCTTCTTGATCTGCGACGCCTTGTTGACCTCGTGAGAGTCTTTTAGTCTCTAATTGAGGTTGGTTGCCACGCACCCTCCAATTCGGTATGATACTATAGTATCTTATTCAACGTGGAGGGTGTCGTGGGAAGCAGCGATCAGCAGGTAATCGGACAACGCTTCGGGAAGTTGGTGGTCGTCGCGAAGGCCTGGTCAGACAGATGGCTTTGCCGATGCGACTGTGGGAACGAGAAGGCGATTCGGCTCGTGTATCTGAAGAAGAACATGACGAAAAGCTGCGGCTGCCTCCGAGCCAAGCATGGCCTTTCTCATCTCCCCGAGTTCAATGTCTGGAACATGATGCAGCAGCGGTGTAACAACCCGAATTACAACCGCTACTTGGACTACGGCGGCCGTGGCATCAAGGTGTGCGAGAGGTGGCTGGGGCCGAAAGGGTTCGAGCATTTTATTAGCGACCTCGGACGACGGCCCTCGCCTCAGCACAAGCTGGAGCGAATCGACAACGACGGCGACTACGCGCCCAGCAACTGCTGCTGGGTTACCCAGGCTGAGCAGTCAAGGAACCGACGCAACAACAAGTGGGTCACCTACAACGGCGAGACACTCGTTGTCAAAGACTGGGCCACAAAGCTCGGCATGGACGTGATGACCCTGAAGTACCGTCTGAAGCACTGGGGCCTCGAGAGGGCGATGACCACGCCCCTTGCGCCCAACTCAAGGCGAAAATAACCTCCCCCTGTTCACCTCCCCTTCGGACCCCACCTGACGCATGTCCGCCACCTTCCTCACCGACCTCGAGAACGTCGCCCTCACCGGCGCCGGCCACGTACCCGGCACCACCATCTCCACCGCCACCACGACCCTGGGCACGGCGGTGGACTGCCAGGCGATGGAGGGGCCGATCTCCGGCATCTTCCTCACCGGCAACGTCGGCGACGCCACCCTCACCCTGCAGTTCAAGCTGCAGGAGAGCGACACCTCCGGCGGCAGCTACACCGACATCGCCGACGGCGTCGGCTCCGTCAGCACCGCCAGCGCCAGCGCCAACGACAACCTGGTGACCATCATCACCGCCACGCAGCGCACCAAGCGCTACGTCAAGACGGCCATCGTCAGCGCCGGCGGCGGCACCCTGAGTGCCCCGGTGGCCAGCGCCGTGGTCGGCCGCAAGAAGATCGTCGGCAGCAGCACCGGCACCTACACCACGATCCCCTGATCCCGGCCGCAACCACTTCGCCCCGCACGGCGCGCCACGCCCTCCCCTCCCCGGCGCGCCTGCGGGGCTTTTCTCTCGCCCCGCCACCCGGTACCGCACGACGTGAAGAACCCCCAGCTGCTCGACGCCATCGCCACCCTCCTGATGCGGCAGTATGCCGGCGGGGGCGGGGGGCCTCTGAGGCCTTCGATGTACGGCAAGGTCGGGGTCAACATCGGGCCCGTGTCGTACTTCGACACCCACCTGGTGACCCCCGACCAGATGTGGGCCGGCTACCCCTACGAATTCAGGCGACGGCAGACCACGCTGACCGCAGACCACGTTTCCGGCCAGGGGTGGGTCGTCGCGGATTCGACGTTCAGTGAGGCGCCCTCGCCCCGGCGCACGGGCACCGTCCGCACCGTGGCCGTGCGCGTGCGGGACGCGGCGACCTCCACCACGCTGACGGGCACGGTGTTCTCCGTCGTGGGGTCGAATGTCTGGTTCCCCTCCGGGTCGATCACCAACGACCGGGCGGTCGCCTCGGGGACGCTGGTGGACAGCACCGACGCCAACGTCTTCACCAACAACACCAGTTTCCTTGCCATCGGCGCGACGTTCGTGGACGGGCTCGGCCGCGACACCGGATACCCGTCCATCCCGACGGGGCAGGTCTTCTCCGGGCCCAACGCGCAGCTGCGCCGCCTGCCGGCCGGGGTCTACACGCCGCTGGCCCGGGGGACCGGCGACGTTCAGTTCGCCTTCACCTACGTTGACGGCACGACTTCCAGCAACTTCACCGTCACCGTCACCAACGGCGTGTGCTCCCCGACGACGGTCACGGCGGCGCAGGGCATCACGACGATCACCGTGCGGCACCGGCCGGGGGACGCCACCGCCCCGCTGTACGACTTCATGCTGATCTGCCCCGACCGCGCCGGCCGGGCCGACAACTTCGTCGCCAGCTACGCGGCGAACATTGCCGACCCGTACTATTTTCTCCCCCACCCCGACTACGTCGCCTCCCTCAGCACGTTCCGCGTGCTGCGATTCATGGACTGGCAGCCGACCAACTCCAGCACCGTCCGGGAGTGGGCCGACCGCACCCTGCCGGGGCGCCGGCCCGGGAAGAACGGGGCCAGTTACGAGGACGCGGTCAAAGTCGCGAACGCGGTCGGGGCCGACCCGTGGTTCTGCATCCCGCACGAAGCCTCCGACGACTTCGTGACGCAATTCGCGACGATGCTGAAGGCCAACCTGGGGTCCTCCAGGAAGGTGTACTTCGAGTACACCAACGAGACGTGGAACAGCATCTTCAACCAGTACGCCTACTGCGTCGCGCAGGGATCAAACACCTACAGCCCCTACGCGCTGTCGTCGTTGACCTACTCCAGCGGCAGCGGCAAGTGTACGGCCACCCTGGCGAACACGACCTGCGCGACGTTGGGTTTTTCCAACGGCGACACGGTCGTAATTTGCAACGCGACGGACGCCAATTACAACGGCGAGTACACGATTTCCGGCGTGTCCGGTTCGTCGTTCGACTACACGCCCGGCTCCCCGCCGGCCCTGGCGGCCGCGACCGCGCAGCCGGTGACGGCACTCATGGCGTTCGAGACGAGCGACACCACGGCCAAGACGATCTCCGGCATCGTCTGGACGCTCACCAGCACGTCCGCCGACGCGGTCGTCACCACCTCGGCCAGCCACGGCTACGCGGCCGGCGACATGTTCCTGATCTCGGGGTGTTCGGACGCGGGGTTCAACGGGCTCCACTCGGCGGTGTCCGTCACCACTTCCACAATCACCTTCCGGTTCAGCGGGACGGGCGGGACGCGGCTGCTCCCGGCGATCTCCGCGGCCTCGACGACCGTCAACGCTTCCGCCGCGGCCGGGCAGACGATGCGCGTCCTCAGGGTCGCGGCGAACGCGGCCACCGGCAACGTCAAAAACGCCTTCGAGATGAACCGCCGCTGGTACGGCCGGCGGCTGGGCCAGATCCAGCTACTCTTCCAGTCCGTATTCTCCGGGCAACTGTCCCGGCTCGCCCCCGTCGTGGCCTGGCAGGCGGCGGGCAACAGCACCGGCAACGACGCCTTCACGATGGGCGAATACCTTGCGGCGGTGGGCGGCTCGCTGCCCGCCGGCCCCGACTTCTGCTGGGCGATCGCGCCCTACTTCGGCGGCGTGGCCATGTCGGATACCGCCATCGTCGGGCCCCGCAAGACCCCCACGGCGTTCGGCTACTCGGCGGGGACCGTAACCGTCACACTGAGCGCCCACGGCTACACGACCGGCGACACGGTCCAGATCGCCAACGTCGGGCCCGTGGGCGCCGGCGGGGACGCCTACAACGGTCTGTGGACGATCACGGTTTCCGACGCGAACACCTTCACCTACACGCCCGTCGGCACCCCCACGACGACGAGCGGGCTGTCCGCGACTTACACTTCGCCCGGCATGATGGCGATCAAGTCATCGCCCTACATGCGTGAACTGGTGACGGTGTCCAAGGTCGGCACGACGGTGACTTGCACCAGCTACAATCACGGACTGACGACGGGGGAAATCGTCCGACTGTGCAACTTCGCGCAGGACGATTACAAGGTGACGGCGACCGTGACCGTTACCGACGCGCACACGTTCACCTTCCAGACCGCGTCAACGCTCACCCCGTCCGCCAACTCTTCGGCGGGCCGGATGTGGGTGCTGAAGCCCGGCGCGGTCGATCAGATTTTCACTGATACTGAGCCTTACATCACGACCACGATCCCCGGCTGGCTGGCGTACCACCGGACGTGGGCGGCGAACTACGGCGCCCGGGTGGTGTGTTACGAGGGCGGGCCCCACAGTCTGCCCGCGACCGCGGTGCAAAATATTGTCCCCCTCAGCGAGGCTTACATCCAGTCCAACCACGACGCCCGGATGGGCGCGGTACTGGACCGCTGGTTCGACCTGCTGGACAGCTACGGGGTCAGCCTGTGCTGTTACTTCAACCACTGCATGGAAGCCTCGAAAACCGGGACGTGGGGCCTGCTCGACTACCAGTACCAGGACCGGTCGATCACCCCGAAGTTCACCAGCGCGGCCCGCAGGTAGCCGCCGCCCCCACCCACCCACCCCTCCCCGGCGTAAAGAGTAATGGCCTCCACGATCTATAACTCCTTCAAGAGAGACATTGCCAACGGCAGCATCGACCTCGACACGGACACCATCAAGGTGATGCTGACGTCGGGCTCCTACGCCGCCAACGCGGACACCCACACCAAGAGGTCGGACGTCACCAACGAGGTGACGGGCACCAACTGGTCGGCCGGCGGGGTGGCGCTCGCCAACAAGACGGTGACCGCGGACAACACCAACGACCGCGGCGTCTTCGACGCCGACGACGTCTCCGTCTCCACCGCCACCTTCACCGGCGCCACCCAGGCCGTCCTCTACAAGAGCCGCGGCGGGGCCTCCAGCGCCGACGAGCTCATCGCCTGCATCGACCTCGGCGGCACCTTCTCGCCGACGGCGGGCACCTTCACGATAACGTGGTCGTCGAACGGCATCCTCACCCTCAGCTAGGCGGACAGTGCCCATGCCCCTTACCGCGGCCGCACTGGCCGACGAACTCGCCGGCGACCCCGAGTCGCTGGGCTACGCCGCGCTCGTGGCCGCCGGCAACGACGCCGGGGTTGCGGCGCTGCTCAACGCCCCGCGCACGCCGGGCCTGCGGGCGGAGTCCTGGATCACCGAGGTGATCCTCTACCGCCTGCTCGGCCCGGCCGCGGCGGAGGCCTTCCTCCAGACCCTGGACGGCTCCGCCGGCCACCAGGCCGTTCCGGCCGGCGTCCGGGCCATCATCGCCCGCGTGCGCGGGTGGATCGCCCAGGCGGCCGGGGTCGGCAACGGCGTCGACGCGGGGAACGCCTACACGCAGGAGACGCTCAAGGCCTTGCCCGGGGTCTTCTCCCAGGCGGGGTACCTGGTCGGGCAGGACCTGGCCGACTTCTCCGCCGCCGTCGACGCGGTCTGCGCCTACGGCGTCAGGCCGTGGTCGCGGGCGGAGGTCGTCGGCGGCGAAGGCGCCGTGGTCGGCCACGGGGACGTGGCGCGCGCTCTGGGGAGGGGGTAAGGCGTGGCACTTCCCGACTACCAGAAGGTGGAACTGGGCACCCCGATCGTCTGGGGCGAGTCCGGCGGCTCCGGCGTGACGAACACGCTCAGCCTCGACGCGCTGGCCAGCACCTCCGGGCGCATGGGCGCCTCCGTGGACCTGGGGGCCACCTTCGAGGACGAGTACATCCTGGAGGTGCGCGTCGAGACGGGCACCGCGCCCACGGCTGGCACGACCGTCGAAGTGTATTTGGCGTGGTCAACGGATGGCGCCAACTGGCCGGGCAAGGTGACGGGCAGTGACGCCGCCTACCCGACGACGGTGGCGAACAACAAGCTCCAACTCGGGCCGCCCGCCATCGTTCTGAACGCCACGAACGACGGCAACACGACGCTGTCACAGAACGGCGTGACCATCCGCCCGGCCGGGCGGTACGTCGCCCCGGTGGTGGTCAACCTCCTGGGGCAGGCGTTCCGCGACGAGGCGACCGCGAGCAACAACGACTCCCGGGTCGTGCTGACGCCGCGCCGGCTCCTGGTTGCTGACACCGCGTGACCGGAGGCTGGTAGGTGCCGATCGACCTCCTGAACCCGGTGGCCCCGCACCCGCTCAACGTCGGGCTGGTCGGCTGGTGGCTGCCGCTGGCCAACGGCTACGGCGGCTCGTACCTCTACGACCTGCTCGGCCTGAATCACGGGACGCTGACGAACGGCCCCACCTGGGCCACGGGCCCTTACGGCTTCGGCGGACTGGTCCTGGACGGGACCAACGACTACGCCCCGCTCCCGTCATCTTTCCCGGCGATCACCGGGAACCTTACCTGCGCGTGTTGGTTCAAAACCTCCGCCAACACCCGACACATTTTCGGCGGCTACGACCTCTCTTCGCCGTTCAGCGGGTGGGGATTCGGAATCGGCCTCGGCACCCTGTCGAACAAATTGACATTCTGGAGCAGGTCCTCCGGCACGCCAGGGTGGGTGGCCAGTGTCGCGTCGGTAAACACCGGGGCGTGGGTGCACGGGGCCGTTTCCCTGTCGGGAACCTCGGCCAGTTTCTACGTCAATGGCGTTTTGGATGTGGTCCGCACCGTGCAGGTGCCCGCAAGCTACTCCGGCACGAAGTCCCTTTTCGCCAGCACCACCGGAACCAATTCGTTTTCCGGAAGTGCAACGGACATCAGGATATACAGCCGGGCGGTCACCGACGGAGAGGCGTGGCAACTCTACGACCAGGGCGTACGAGGCAACCCGGACCTCCTGCGGCAGTACCGGCGGCGGGCCGTCCTGCTGCGGGACTCGGGGGGCGGGGCTCCTGTCACGGCCACGCCCGCCGCCGTAACCGCCGCCTGGGCCCCGCAGGCGACTTCCTGCTCCGCCGGCTCGGCCTCTCCCCCGGCGTCTACGAACGCGCTGTGGGCCGCCCAGGCCGCCTCGCCCTCGGCGGGTGCGTCCGCCTCCCCCACTGTGGTGAGCGCCTCCTGGGCCCTGCAGGGGGCCTCCGCGGCCACGTCCGGCGCCTCGGCTTCGCCCGCCGCCGTTGACGCAGTGTGGGCCGTACAGGCGCCCTCGGTGAGTGCGGGTGGCAGTAGCAGTGCCTCCCCGGCCTCCTCCTCCTCCCCGGCGTCTTCCAACGCCACGTGGGCGGTGCAAACGCCCTCGGCGAGCGCGGGCAGTAGTAGCACGGCCGCGCCGGCCGTCCTGCAACTCACCTCCGCGGCCGGCAGCGCCTCGGCGTCCGCCGGCACCCGCGCCGCCCCCGCGGCGGCGAACGCCGCCTGGGCCGCGCAAGCCGCATCCGCCTCGACTGCCGACCCGACGACCGCCACGCCAGGGAGGGTGAGCCTCGCCTGGGCCGCGGTGGCGCCCGCATCGGTGTCGTCGCTGGCGATACCCCGCGACGCCGTCACGCGGTTGGCGATACCGAGGAGTGCGGTTACAAGTGTGCGGGTACGGCGGGGCACCTCCCGGCGGATACACGTCAGGGCGACCCGCACGCGGGTGATCCACCTATGAGCGCCTTCGCCGCACTCTCCTACCACCGGGCCTCCGACCAGCTCGTCGCCTTCGACTTCGAGGACGACGTCACCGGCTGGACGTTCAAGTTCTACCTGCTGGCGTCCCCGGACTCGGCCACCACCCTCCTCGAGTTGACTTCCGGCGCCGGGGTCACCGTGACGGACGCGGCCGGCGGCCTGGTGGAGGTCTACCTCAGCTCCGCCAACCTCGACCGCGCCCCCGACCGCTACTACTGGGCCCTCGCCCGCACCGACAGCGGGGCGAAGGACGTCAAGGCCGAGGGCACCCTCACCGTCCTGCCACCCAAGGTGTTCTAAGGCGTGTTCCTCGTCGACCTCACCGCCTTGAAGCTCATCCTCGGCTACGCCCCCACGTCCACGACGTACGACGCCGAGCTGCAGATGTACGGCGAGGCCGCCGAGGCCGCCGTCGAAAAGTACTGCAACCGCCGCTTCGAGTCGCGGGACTACGTCGAATACTACTCCGGCAACAACACCCAGCGCATCGCCCTGCGGCAGACGCCCGTCACCGCGGTGACGGCGGTGCACCTGGACTCCTACGGCTACTACGGCGCCAACCCCGACTCCCCCTTCGGCGCCACCACCCTCCTCTCCCCCGGCGTGGACTACGTCCTGGACGAGGACGCCGGGGGCGTGTCGAAGTCCGGCGTCCTGATTCGCATCGGCACCGTGTGGCCCGTGCTCAACCGCGTGCTGCCCAACAGCCGCCTCGCCCCCGAGATCGGCCCCGCGGTTGGCAACGTCAAGGTGGAGTACACCGCCGGCTACGCCGAGGCCCCGGCCGACCTGAAGATGGCCACCGCCATGGTCGCCGTCAACATGCGCCAGATCGCCCGCCGGGGAGGGGACAAGGTGAGGCAGGAGAAGATCGGCGACTACGCCTACACCCTCTTCGACCGCCTCGTCGGCGCCCCCGAGCTGGGCTCCGTCCGCGCCACCCTCTCCTCCTACAAGGAGTACGGCTGGTGAGCGACGCCGGGCACCTGATGAACACCACGGTCACCGTGCAGCGCAGGAGCAGCACCAAGGACGGCAGCGGCGGGCAGGCCGCCGGCGGGGCCTACGTCGCCGTCCCCGGCCTGGCGGGCCTGCCGGCCCTGATACAGCCGACCACGGGCAAGGCCATGCGGGCCACCGCCCAGCGCCAGGTCTTCCTCAGCCACCACATCTACCTCTCCGAGCGGTACGCCATCTCCCGCGGCGACCGCGTGATGCACGACGACTCCGGCCGCTACTTCACCGTGCACGGCTTCGAGGACATGGCGGGCCAGGGGCGCGTCTGGCGCCTCGAGTGCGTCGAGGAAACTTAATGCCCGCGCCCGCGAAGCCGACGCTCACCCTCACCCCCACCTCCTCGACGTCCTTCGACGCCCTGGTCGCCGGCACGCCCGGCCTCGACACCGCGGTGACGTATTACGCCGTGGGATTCCCCGGCGTTGACTACACCGCCGGGGTGGTGTCTGGTACGGGGACGCTGTCCGTCACGGGGCTCTCCGAGGGCGCCAGCTACTTCGTTTACGCGGTCACCCAGGACGTCGGCGGCTACTCCCCCCCGGCGTTCGCGACGGTGAGCCTGGCCCAGGACAACCACGTCTCGACGGCCTTCCACAACCACTTCAACAACGACGCCCCCCTCGTCGCCGCCCTCACCGGCGGGCTGTGGACGGGCGAGGTCCCCGAGGGCACGGAGATGCCCTACGCCTGGCTGGACGTCTCGTCGGTGGACACCTCCCCCTGCACCTTCGAGGGCGAGTTCGACCGGGCCTTAGTTACCGTCCACGTCTTCGGCCTGGGCGCCTCGGTCGTGGAGCGCATCGCCACCCTGTGGCGGGCGGCCTTCAACTACAAGCAGCTCGCCTTCCCCGACCCCTCGACCGCGGCCTCGATCCAGCTCTTCCAGCGCCGCTACCGGCTCGTCTGCGAGATGGTAAGGCACCGCGACTCCCGCCTCATCTACCACGCCATCCTCACCTACCACGCCCTCGTCCAACACCCCCGCTGAGAGACAATGTCCACGACCCTTTCCGCCGCCGTCACCGCCAAGGTGTCCTGGACGTTCGAGAACGTCCTCGCCTGGGGCAACGCCCTCAACTCCTCGGCCTGGAGCTACAGCCGCACCCTCACCAACGGCACGGCCATCAACCAGGCCGACAACCTGTACGTCGCCAGCGGCACCATCGCCGCCTCCACGAACCTGGACCTGGACCTCGCCGGCTCGCTCGTCGACATGTACGGGGCGACGATCACCTTCGCCCGCGTCAAGACGATCTACTTCAACCTCACCACGGACACCGCCTCCGCCGGCGTCTGGGTGGGCGGCGTCGCCAGCAACGGCCTCATCAACTGGATCAGCTCGGCCGGCACCTTCGGCACGGACCAGCCGAGGGTGAAGGTGCGCAACGGCGGCGTCTTCCTGCTCTCCACCCCCGACGCCACCGCCTACCCCGTGACGGCCGGCACCGCCGACATTCTGCGCTTCACCAACGCCGACGGCAGCAACGTCGCCACCTACAAGCTCGCCATCGTCGGCGCCAGCGCCTGATTCCCCTCCCCGGCGTCTTCACCCCTAAACACCCCGCACAGCAGGCCCCGCCCCGATGCCCGCCATTTCCGGCCACCACGCCCGAGTCGCCATCAACGCCACCAACTGGCGCGCCAGCCGCTGGTCGGTGGACTGGAAGGTCGACGACTTCGACACCACCACCTTCGAGAACTTCAACGTCGGCGTCTACACGCCCGGCATCTACGACTACACGATCTCCCTCGACGCGTTCTGGGACACCATCCAGAACCCGTTCTCGGCGCCGCTGTCGATGGGGCCGGGGCAGTCCGTGTCGATCACCATCCAGTACGACAAGGACCTCCTCCTCACCCCCGCCAGCTGGACCTTCCCCAACGTCCTCATCGTCGACTGCCGCAACGAGACGTCCGTGCGCGACGTCGTCCGGCTGAGCCTCACCGGCAAGGCCAGCGGCTACTCCGCCGTCCTGGCCGGAGTGATCCCCCCCGGCAACGTGTGACCATGAACCTGACGGGCAAGAACGGCCGGGTCACCGTCTCCCAGAGCGTCCTCACGGCGTTCTCGTGGAAGGTGACCCTCGCCGCGACCGAGGAGGACGTCACGGTGTGCTACGACGCCGGGACGTTCAACCCCCTCGGCGCGGTGTCGAAGCGCGGCGGCGTCAGCGGCTACGGCTACCAGCAGTTCGTCACGTCCCTCGTCAAGTGCACGTTCGACGTCGAGGCCTACTGGGACACCGCGCTGAACCCCTTCTCCGCCGCGATCGGCCTCTTCCCCGGCCAGGCCGTGGGCGTGCAACTCTTCTACGACCGCGACACGCCCGAGGCGTCGTGGCGTATCGACGCGGGGGTCCTCACCCGGGTGGAGATGTCCACCTCGGTGCGGGGCCCCACGCTGTACTCCTTCTCCGGCACCGTCGGGCCCGCAGTCTCGGGCACCTGGTCGCCCTACAACCCCAACTACACAGGCTACTGACGCACGTGGGCAACGTCGCATCGAGCCTCGCCGTACCCGTCACCTTCAGTGTCGGCGACCGCGAGCTGCAAGTCTCCCCCTGGGTCCTGGAGATCCAGGCCCTCTTCGAGCGCTACCTCGAGAAGGAAGTCCTCGACGGCTTCCACCGCACCCAGCACCTCATGGACCCCGACCAGGCCGACAAGGTCGCCGCCAAACTGGCCAGCGACGTCGGGCTCGGCAAGTACACCTTCGGCACCGAGGCCGTGGGCGAGGCGCTGCGCAGCAAGAAGCACCTCAGCTACCTCTTCTTCCTCTCGGTGAAGAAGAACCACCCCGACGTCCAGTTGTCGCACGTGGCGCAGTGGGCCTCCGACCGGGACACCTGGGACCGCATGGTGCAGGCGATGAACCTGGCGAACTTCGACCCAAAAGGGAAGACGCCGGGGGAGAAGGAAGGGGCGCCGGGCCCTTCCCCGGCGTGACGCGCGGCGAGTCGCCGGCGCCCATCAAGGCCATCATCCGCAGGCTCCGCAGGGAGCCCTTCAACTGCAGCACCCGCGACATCCTCGACATGTCCCCGGCGATGATCCGGGACCTGCTCTCGTCCTCCGACGACGAGGGCGACCGGCGGATGGCGGGGCGGGTGCCGACCCTGCCGCCCCAGTCGCCCCACCCACGGTAAGCCATGTCCTCCCACGTCACCGACCAGGCCGCGGCGCTCATCGGCATCAGCCACGCCGTGCAGAAGCTGGTCTCCCAGTTCGACAACCTGGCGCTGTCGGCGTCCAGGGCCAACCACGCCCTCGACACCGTCGCCGACCTGGGCGCCAAGCTGCAGCACCGCAGCTGGCTGCTGGAGACCCTCGCCGGCCACGGCGGCGGGGGCGGTGGCGTCCTCGCGCCTGTGACCGTGTCCCGGGCCCAGGCCGCGCTGGCCGCCAGGGCCGGCGGGGGAGGGGGCGGGGGAGGGGGAGGTTCGGGAGGGGCGGCCGTGATACTGCCGACCGGCGGGCCGGCGCCTGGCTACCCCAGTGGCAACCTCGACTACCCGCCGGCGATCGCCGAGCCGGGCTACTCCCCGGCGTCCAACCTCTCCGAGGCCGACCAGGAGTACCTGCGCAACGTCGAGTCGACCCGGCCCTCCGCGAGGCGGGCGGTCGACGAGATCGTCAAGCTGGTGGAGGCGGGGGCCGCCAAGGTGGCGGCCGTCGACCCGGGCCGGGCCGCCTGGAACAAGAGGTTCAAGGACCAGCAGGCCGTATCGGACCCCGTCGGCGACGCCGAGATCCTCGCCCTCAAGGCCTCCGGCCGCGCGGCGTGGAACAGGCGGTTCCGGCAGCAGCAGACGCCCTCCCCCGGCGTCGGCCCGCCGGGCTACCCCGACGACCTGACGGAGCACTACTGCAAGCACTGCGAGGGGCTACTCCCCGTGGGCGACAACGCGGACGGCCTGCACGAGCGCTGCGCCCTCGAGATCGACGAGAAGGAGGCGGTGCGGGCCAGGGCCGCCCGGCAGCTGGCCGACGCCGCCGGGGGCGTCGGCAACCGCATGTACGACCTGCCGGAATCTCCCCCCGGCGTCGACTTCGGCGACACCGGCGGCCTGGGCGTCGCACCCGGGCGCAAGGCCGGCAGGCGGAAGTCCGAGTACTCCGCCCTCTCCGGCAAGGGCGCCGCCGCGCTGGCGGGCGCCCAGCGGGCGCGGGCCGACGCCAACAAGGAGGGCCGCGAGCTCGCCAAGACGTTCGGCGGCATCAACCAGGCCGGCAGGCTGCTGCTGGCCAACTTCGGCGAAATCTCCAAGAAGACGCTCCTCTACACCAGCACCTCCCTGGAGGCCGCCTCGCCCGACGCGATGAGCACCCTGGCCGGGAGCTTCAAACTCCTGTTCGCCCAGGTGGGCACCACCCTCGTCGAGCCCACGGCGCGCCTGGCCTACGCCGTGCAGGAGGCCTCGCGCGGCTTCGACGGACTCAGCCCGGCCGTCAAGAAGCTGGTGGGCGGGCTGCTGGTGGCCGGCGCCGGCGCCTCGGCGGTGGGCATGTTCCTGAAGGCCAGCGGCCTCGCCGCCCTCGGCAGGGTGGCCTGGAACGCCGCGCCAGCCGGCACCGGCGGTTACCTCGGCAAGGCCGGCGCCGTCGCCGCCGGGGCGGGGGCCCTCTACGGCGGCGCGCGGTACTACATCGACAAGCTGGACGACGAGCACCAGGCCAACGTCGACCACAAGGTCTCCCTCGTCGGCGGGCCCTACAAGGCGCCGGCCGACCTGCTCGCGGAGAAGAGCCTCGGCGGCAGGTCGTACGCCCAGTACAAGGAGCTCTACGACTCCGACACCACGCCGGGGAAGGCCAACTTCCGGGCGGAGATGAACAAGCTCCGGCTGCAGAGCCTCGACACCGCCCGCATGCACCGCGCCCGCTACGAGGCGCTGGAGCAGCCGCCCAACTACAACGAGGCCGACGGCGGGGTTTCTTCCTGGATCGGTAAGTTCATCGCCAACTCCAAGTCGGAATACAATAAAAGGTTTCACTCCGACGACATCGCGCGGGAGGCCTCGCTCGCGGAGAAGTACGGCGTCGAGCAGCTGAAGCTGACGCAGATGACGCACTACCTGATGAGCGGCGGCAGCAAGATGCCGGCCATGGACCGCAGGGCCAAGGCGGCGCAGGACAACTCGGTGATGGCCGCCCACGGCCTGCTGCTGGACATCCAGTCGCGCACCCAGCCGAGCTACAACTCCGTCGAAGACATCTACAAGAAGGTGCAACTCGAGGCCCTGGCGGAGTCGCCGCTGCAGCAGGAGATCCGCGAGATCCAGCGCCAGCAGCTGGAGGTGCTCGTCAAGTCCTCGGACTACCTCAAGGGCCTCTTCGAGAGGCACGGACTCATGGGGCTGCTGACGCCGTAACATGCCGCAAATCGAAGTGCCGGGCCAGGGCGTCGCCACCTACTCCGAGATCCCGGAGGGCTCGCCCGTCTACACCCTCGCCAACGGGACGACGCGGGTCGACCGCACCTTCCGCGTGGACTGGGACAAGCGGGAGCTCTTCTGCCGGGGCGTCCTCGGCTTCCCGAAGATCAAGAACACGAAGGACGACCCGGACGCCGCCGACAACGTCGCCTACATCACCCGCTTCAACCCCCAGGCGATGCCCAACTTCAAGGACCCGACGGGCTCCGAGAACTGGCTCTACGCCGTGGGGGTCTCGAGGATGGTGGGCGCGGGGCCGCGGGGCGTCTACGACGACAGCGGCGTCGCCCGGTACCAGTACGCCCTGGTCACCGTCCAGTACGAGTCGCTCACCTACAAGGTGCTCGAGGACGACGAGCTCATCGCCACCGCCGAGTCGGCCGGCTACCCCAACGTCCTCCCCATCGCCGACGAGTCCACCCTGCTGCGCTACGTCACCCGCGTGACGAAGCCCTCGGCGGAGTACATCACCCTGCCCCGCGGCATCATGTACTGGTTCCTCCCCGGCGCCTCCCCGATGCCGAAGGTCGACTTCGCCAACGCGCGGCTGGTGCCCAGCCAGGAGATCACGTACACCTGGCACCAGGTGCCGTTCCAGCCGGCGGCGGCCACCAGCCACATCGGCAGCGTCAACCTCCTGCCCTTCCGCGATTCCAACAAGACTTACAACCCCGGCACGCTCCTGCTGCTCAGCGCCGAGATGAAGCCCTACCGCACCGCCGTCGGCGCCTTCGTCAACGACGTGACGTACCGCATGAAGTACTTCGAGCCGCAACCCGGCCGCGGGCACAACTTCTTCCTGCGCTACAACAAGTCCACCAGCTCGCTGTCCTACGTCAAGCTCACGTCGCGCGAGGCCAACGACTCCCTGGCCATCGGCACGTCGCCCGAGGAATTGGATGCGCCCGGCACCGGGCCGTACACCGCGTCGCAGGGCCCCGGAGCCTCCACCGGCGTCTACCCCTACAAGGATTTCCGCGAACTGTTCCTGCTCAAGGCCCTCCCCTCGTGACCGCACCCCTGGCGCCGCGCTTCCGGCCCGGCGAAATCATCTCCGCCTCCAAGCTCGACGAGCTCGGCCAGCTCGCCGAGCAGGCGCTGCGCGTGCGCGGCGGCGCCGACGCCTACTCCGGCGGCGCCGGGCAGAGCTTCTCGTCCCCCGGCCCGCAGAGCTTCTGGGCCCGCACCGACGGCACGCGCGGCGGCGCGGGGCCCTTCGCCCACGGCTTCACCGAGGTGCAGGAGGCCGCCCTCGACGACGGCACCTTCGTCGAGAAGACCGACGGCGTCTCGGGCACGGTCACCGCCTCGCCGCTCTACGAGGTCAACGGCCAGGTGCTCGCGGCGAACACCGTCGTCCGCGCCTGGAAAGGCTACGGCGACTACTACCTCTGCGTCATGCCGGCCGTCACGCCCGCCGGCGGCGGCAGCGCCACGTGGTACACCTCCTACCAGCACCTCACGGAACCCACCTGTAGCGTGGGCGACGTGGTCCCCCCCGGCGCCCAGATCGCCACGATCGCCCTGCAGGACGGCGGGGGCCACCTCCACTTCGGCCTGGGCGACGGCCAGAACATCGGCAGCTCCACGGGCTCCGGGCCCTCCGTCATCCTGAGCGTGACGGGCCAGACGCAGGAGGTGGCGGACTGGTTCCCCTTCCCCTACGTCAACACCCGCGACCCCTCGGCCCCCGGCCCGGCCCTCCCCTCGGCGTTCTCCCCCGGGCAGCTGGCCTGGATCAAAGCCAGGACCTCCTCCCCCGTCGGCGACGCCGCCGGCTGGGTGGCGCTGCTGGGCAGCCCCTTCCACGCGAGCTACGAGTACTACTGCCTCGACCTCAACCTCCTGCCCCTCGCCGCGGAGGGTGACGTGGGGCACGCGGTCTACAACGCCTGCACCGGGGCCGACGTCGAGACGGTCTGCGTCCTGAAGGCGGAGCTCAGCAACGGCTGGATCTGCGTGCTGCGCCACAACGGCAGCGGCTCGGGGCCAGTGTACGGCGACACCTTCATCAACAACTTCTACCTCTGGGTCGACGGCGGGGACTCCCCCACCACCTACACCACCGACGTGGTGACGAACGTCTGCCCCGAGCTGGGCGAGACGCTGGAGTGGGTGGTCGACGAGCTCCCCGCGCACTCCGACTCCCCGGGCACGGCGGGGCAGATCTGCTTCGACCGCGAGTACGTCTACATCTGCGTCCGGGACGGCACCTGGGTGCGGGCCGCCGTGGAGGACAGCTTCTAGCCGTGAAGGTCGTCAAGCACATCACCGTCGAGAAGCGCACCGTCACCCTGGCCCTGGGGTCATCCATCGGGGCCGCCGCCTGCGCCGTGGACCCGGTGGGCTGCTGCTCCTCGGCGTCCGGCAGCGGGGCCTCCGGCAGCGGCGCCTCGGGCAGCAACGCGTCGGGGAGCGGAGGGTCCGGCGGCGCCGGCAACGAGTGCTGTTCCACCGGCGAGACGCCCTTCGGCGACTCCCGCGGCGTCACCCTGGCCAACATCTCCAACATGGCGTGCCTCCACGGCGCGACCAGCGCCATCAGCCGCGCCGGCCCCGGGCCCTGGACGTCGGTCGTCAACATCCCCGTCTGCAACCCGATGGGCCCCCTCAACCTGCAGCTGTACTGCTCGGAGGACGTGTGGACGCTGAACTACGACTTCGCCGACAGTTGCGTCCCCCCCGGCGCGGCCACCTTCGTCTCCGCGAGCTGCGACCCCGTCGAACTCGTCTTCACCATCTCCACGGGCGGGGGCTGCGGCGCCAGCGGGTCGCCGTCGTCCTTCCGCGTAACCATCGCGTGACCCCATGCCCAGGCCCTGCTCCAGAGACCACGCCTACGACCCCGCCCGCTGCCGGGGCTGCCTGGAGTGGGGCACGATGACGCCGGCGGCGACCGGCACGGGCGTGCCCACCGCCCTGCCGGTCGCTTCCTCCTACCCCGAGTGCGTCCACCTCGGCGGCCCCACCGGCGAGCTGGCTATCTGCGACTCCTGCACCGGCAGGGTGCAACTGAAGGTGATGTCGTGCGGCGTCCACGGCGGCTGCCTGCCGGGCCCGAAGCGCTCCCCCGGCGTGGCCACCTGCAGGGGCTGCCGCGACGTCGCCTACACCGCCTGCCCCCGCGTCACCCGCGTCGACCGCAAGGCCCTCGAGGCCGTCGACGGGGTCAGCGCGGCCGCCGACGCCCGCTTCAACCCCAGCATCTTCCGCTTCAAGGGCGAACTACTCTACGCCTACCGCACCGGCTGGGAGGGCGCGCAGATCCACGTCGCAACCCTCAGCGAGAACTACGTCCCCCTGAGGGCGAAGTCGCTGGACCTCTGGCACCCCAGGGCGTCCTACGGCCGCGAGGACCCCAGACTTTTCACCTTCGGGGGCAGACTCCACGTCTCCTACGTCGGCGTCCTGGGCGGCGCCGGGGGCATCACCACCCACCAGATGTACGCCAGGCTCTCCGACGACCTCGCCGTGGAGGAGGTCTTCCACCCGGAGTACGCCGGGAGGCAGGCCTGGGAGAAGAACTGGGCCTTCTTCGAGGCGCAGGACTCCCTCTACGCGGTCTACTCCGTCTCCCCGCACGTCATTTTGAAGGTAGACGGCAACTCCGCGGCCCGCGCGTACGAGACGCCCTACCCCGGCCCCTGGAGCGGGGGCCACCTCCGCGGCGGGGCGTCGCCCCTGCTCGTCGGCGACCGCTACTACCACTGGTTCCACGGCGCCAAGCAGGCCGCCGGCTGGCGCATCTACAACGCCGGGCTCTACTCCTTCCGGGCGGACCCCCCCTTCGACGTCCTCTCCTACACCCCGGACCCTATCTCCTGGGCCGACCTGCGCACGAAGCCCCGGGACGTGTGGGCGGCGGTCATCTTCCCCTGCGGGGCGGTGCTGGAGCGCGGCAGGTGGAGGGTGTCGATGGGCTGGCACGACAGGCAGTGCGAGGTGTGGGAGTACGACGCCGCGCACGTGGCCAAGCTCCTCCGGGACGTTGTGCCTAAACCCGCGGCTACTTAACCTCGGCGGCGATGAACGAGCAACTCCTCAAGGGCCTGGTGCTCAAGGTCGAGTTCCCCCAGGAACTCTTCTCCGCGGCGTGGTTCGACGGCCTGCGCACCGGGCTCGCGGCCGGCGCCCTCGTCGGCCTGCTGGCCGCCTACCTCCTCTTCGGGCGAAAATGACAAGAGACAGACTGCTCGCCCTCCTGCTCCTGGCCGGGGCGGCGTGGTACTTCTTCCTGCGCCAGGACGCGGACGCGCCTCCCCCGGCGCCACCCGCCGTGCCGGCGCCCGTCAGCCCCTGCGGGCCGGACGGCCCGTGCCCGAGGCCGAAGCCCGTGAGGCCCTGGGGCCCCAGGCGTGAGGCGTCGGTCGACGCCTTCGTGGGCGGCCCGGTGACCCCCGACGGCGTCGAACTGCAGATCGACCTGCCGGGGGAGCTGCACCGCAAGAACACCTCCAGCCGCGGCCTCGGCAACTGCGTCTTCACCAGCATCCACCACGCGGCGCTGTGGCAGAACGTCCCCGCGCTGCAGGAGTTCCCCAAGTGGCTCATCGACAAGGGGATCCCGGGCGGCGGCTACCCGGAGAAGGTGGCCGACCTCATCCCCAAGATCGCCAGGGACAGGGGCCTCCCCGTGCCGGAGTACATCCAGGTGGAGGGCGGCGACCTGGAGGTGCTGAAGCTGGCCGCGAAGACCGGCCGGCTGCCCTGCGTCACCTACTCCTTCAGCCCCACCGGCCGCTACGGCGGGCAGAGGATCGCCCACATGGTCAACTCGCCGGCGTGCGGGGCCGGCGGCAGGTACTGGGCAATCCTGGATAACAATTATCCGGGATCCCAGCAGTACGAATTCCTCACCGAGGCGGAGTTCTCCCGCACCTACGCCCCGGGCTGGGCGGTCATCCTGCTCAACCCCGGGCCGCCCCCACCACCGAGATCGAAGTGATGCTCCACCGACTCCTGATTCTCAGCGCCTTGATCGCCTGCGTCGGCTCCCTGCACGCCCAGTGCCCCGGCGGGCGCTGCGGCCCGCCCGCGTTCGCACCGGCACAGCCTTCCTTCCTCCCCCCGGCGTCTTATCAGCCATTCCACGCCCCGGCGGCACCCGCCCCGGCGCAGTATTCGTGGGTTTCCGACGGCGACGGGGGCTACGCCCTCTTCCTGGGCGACGTGCAGGCGGGCTGGCAGGACAAATTCGGTACTTACTACCGCCGGCTGGGCAAGAACCGCTTCACGGAGGCCGAAACGCCCCCGGTTTCAGCCCCCGCCGCGGCGAAAGTCGCACGCCGGGGGAGTTGCTGCCCCGCCTCCGGCTGCAAGTGCGACCCGGACGACTGCCAGTGCGGCAAGACGAAGGGGCTGTGCTGCGACGGCTGCAACTGCGCGGTCAACTCGCACGTGAAACTCGTCGGCGACGACATGAACTTCGGGGTGGAGACCGACAAGCTCGGGAAGTCGCCGACTTACACGAAGAACGGCCGGAAGTGCTCCAAGAAGGACGTCATCGAGGCCCTGGAGAAGGGGCTCGTGGACGACTCCTCGCTGCCGAGGCTCACGGTCATCGGGCCGGAGGGCGAGCGGAAGCGGGTGCTGGCCGACATGGACTCCTCCCCGGCGCTTTCGCCCTTCAAGGGGCGATTCCTGGTGCAGTCCTACGCCCCGGACAACTGGGCCCTGCAGAACATGGGCTTCGTCACCACGGGCAGCCCCACCATCTACGCCCAGCGCGCCGACGGCGTCGTCCTGCACCGCCAGGACGGCTACGACGGGCCCGAGAAGCTGGCGGCGGCCCTCCGGAAGGCCGACCCGGCCTACGACAAGGCGAAGGACCCGGACCTGGCGAAGCCCTCCCTGCTGAATTTCGACTTCAAGTCACTCCCCTGGCCCGGCATCGCCCTCGGCGGGCTGGCCGCCCTCCTCCTCCTGCGCAAAGGCGACGCGAAGTAATGATGACCGACCTCGTCCCCTACCTCATCGGCGCGGCCCTGATGCTCGTCAGCCACCGGCTCGGCATCAAGCTGCCCCTCATGCCGGACCCCACCCCCGTCGCCCCGGTGGCCCCCGCGCCCGGAGGCTCCGCCGACGTCGAGGCCAGCGAGTTCCTGGCCTGGGCGCTGAAGGTGAAGGCGGGCGTCATCCGCCTCGACGACCACGACAAGGAAACCCTCAAGCTCATCTCCACCGCGCTCAAGGAAATCTACCCGTGAAAGACTACCTCTCCGGCTACAAGACTTACATCGGGGCACTGGGCTTCGTTGCCCTGGCCGTCTACTACGGCTACCTCGGCCAGGGCGACAGGGCCACCGAGATGGTGCTGGCCGCGCTCGGCCTCGTCGGGCTGCGGGGCGCCGTGGAGAAGGTGAAGGAGTGACGGCGGACGCACGCCTCGAGTACGCCGGCCGGCGAATAACGCTGCCCGACTCCCCGGAGTCGCGCGGCGTTTTCGCCGAAGTCGTCGCCAGCGACTGCTACGGCATCGCCGCCCTGGCCGCCTCCGGCTTCACGCCGAGGGTGTGCTGGGATTTAGGGGCCGCCTGGGGCTTCGCCTCGCTGGTGATGGCTAGGCACTGGCCCGAAGCCGTCATCTGGGCCTTCGAGCCGAGGGAGGAGAGGCTGGCCTACGCCAGGGAGAACCTTTCTCCCCTCCCCGGCGTCCGGCTGATTCCGCGCGGCCTGGTGGGCTACTTCGGCAGGGATAAAAAGCGGGTGCTGGACGGCATCGCCCACGACGGCCTCTGGCGGAAGACGCCGGGGGAGGCGCTGGGTGGCGGTGTTGAAGAGAGGTGCACCTCGGTGGCCGCCTTCCTGCGGGAGTACCCGGCCGCCGCGCCGGTCGACTTCCTGAAGATCGACATCGAGGGCTGCGAGATCGGCGTGCTGCGCGAGGCGAGGCAGCTGCGGCTGCTGGAGTCGCTGCGGCGAATCAGGGGCGAGTGGCATTTTAATGCGTTTGTGGATGTGCCCCGGGTGCTGGGCGACACCCACGAGGTGACGATGGGGCTGCCCGAGAAGAACCCCTGGGGCTACTTCGAGGCGTCCAGCCTGGCGAGCTCGTGACCGATGGCGGTGAGCAGCCGCGGCAGGGGGGCCTGCGTGTACACGCCCACTCTCCGGTTCATCCGCGCCTCGTCGTCGAACCGCGGCGACAGGTCGGCGTAGCGCAGCTCGCAGGCGCCGGTCGCTAAAATGTTGCGGAACAGCCGCACGTTCTCCCGCAGCATCCAGTCGAGGGCGGCCCGCTGCCACTTGTTCATCCGGATGCCGGAGGCTGCCAGCCTGACGCGGAGTTCGCAGGGCCGCCCCGTGCCGCTGTTGGCGTCGAACTCGTAGTCCCGCAGCGTCTCCTCGAGCTTAGCCCACGACATCCGCCACCCCCAGTTCCGCTAGTTTCCTGCCGACGGCCTCCAGCAACTCCGGCAGGTGCGCCCTCGAGTACAGCCCCACCCCGGCGTTCATATCGTAATTATCCTGGAAAGCCTTCGGTATGCTGGTGAAGTGGAGCTCCGGCATCCCGTTGAAGTCGCAGTCGTACAGCGGCACGCCACTAGCCAACATCCAGTCCAGCGCCGCCCGCTGCACCTCCGTCAGGCTGAGGTCCGACGCGGCCAGGTGGATGCGCAGCGTGGGCATGGGGATGCGGTCGCCGTCATCGTTGTACATGCCCTCCTGCAGCTCCCGCTTCAACTCAGTCCACGACATTCCCGTCACCTCCCCGTAGGCCCCTCGCGAATGAACCCAGCTTGCTAAGCAGTTCCGGCAGCTTGTGGTAGCGGTGGACGTTCTCCGGCACCCGCCTCCCGAGACTGGTGTCGGTACGGATGAAGACACTCTCGCTGCCCTCGTAGCGGGGGTACAGTTCGATCTCCCACTCGAGTATCAGTTCCAGTCCCGCGGCCCGCACCGAACTCAGGTCCATTCCAGTAACGGCCAGCCTGACCCGCAACTCGCTGCGCTCGCTGATCTGCCTTGTCAGCTCGTGACGCAACTCAGCCCACGACATTCTTCTCTTTCCTCTCCCGGCGTAGGTACCTGACGTAGGCGTACACCGCCTTGCGGAACGTGTTGAGGTTATCGTCCTCGTAGGGGTACATGGCGGGGTCCATCGCCCAGCCCCACTCCTCGTCGAAGTGGAAGGGGTGCCGCAGCGACGCCGCGGCCAGCAGGGCCTCCCTCACGTCGTCCGCCACCCGCAGGTCCGACATCGCCAGCGCGACGCGCACCGGGCAGGGCCTCTTGCGGTCGTTGCTCAGCTCCCGCGCCAGCTCGTTCTACGACATCTCACTTCTCCACCCAGGGTTTGCCGCACTCCTCCAGGCGGCGCGACACGTACACCAGCAGCATGAAGACGGAGGGGTGGAAGCCGACTCCCATGTGCAACTTCCTCGCCTGAGGCACCTCCAGGTACCAGTCCCACTTCCCCGAGCCGAAGCGTGCCGACCGCGTCAGCAGCACCCTCCGCTCGATGAGCAGGGCCAGCGCCGACTTCACCGACTCGCTGAAGCTGCCGGTGCCCAGCACGACGCCGAGGTGGAACCACGACGGCTCGCACCTCTCCTTGGCAGCCTGCAAGTACACCCGCTCCAGGGCCGCGCAGCTCTCGTCGTGCGTCATGGCTACCCTTCGTAGTCGGGGAAGTCGTGGCGGATCGCCTTGCCCAGCTCGTCCAGAAATTGCGTCAGTGACAGCTCGTTGCTCTCCCGTAGCCTTATGACTTGGCCGGCGAGGAACTCCTCCGAGCTGCCGTACGCGGTGCGGAACTCCGGCCCGAAAATCCTCGCGCACCGATCCAGGCCGGTCCTACCACCCATCAGGCTGAGGCGGCGGGATTGCATGAAGGAGATCGCCAGCCAGGCGTCCGCGCTCAGCTCAAGGTCGTTTAGGAGCATGTGCACGGGCAGCCACCTGACTTCGGGGCCGTAGTGGCAGAGCTCCAGCATCACGCAGTCGTCCTTACTGTCCCACATCCGCTTCACCTCAGTAACTCGGCCTGTACCTACAAGCACTCCTGGCGATCTCCCTCACCTTGTCGTCCGCCAGCGGCGGGTCGCAGCGCTCGTTGAACACGAACAGGCACCTCTCCACCTCCCCCGGCGTCCCCCCGTACCTCCGCAGCGAGCAGCCCAGGCTGAAGAGCCTGCGCTTCCTGCCGTCCGTGATGGGCGCCCCCTCCCCCACGCCGGGGAACTTCTGGCTCACCGACACCGCCCGCGACAGCGCCAGCGGCAGCGGGCGGGGGGCGCCGCCCCTGCGGTAGGAGAGCCAGCGGTACGGCCTCCCCGAGGCGTGCACCGACGGCGGCACCACCGTCTGCCTGCCCCCCGACAGCAGCTCCGCGCCGCCGGGCAGCAGGCCGGAGCGCACCACCTCGTCGGCTGGGTAGCTGAAGAGGAGGCGCACGCCGCGCCCCGTCTGGAAGCTGAGGACGCCGGGGGGGATGTCCCCGCCGAGGAGGCACTCGACGGCCGCGTAGGAGCCCTCGTCGTCGCAGTCGACGCCCACCAGGTTGCTCACCGGGCCCAGCACGACGCCCAGGTTGGCGTTGGGGTGCCGGTCGAACTCCCACCGCAGCCGGGACTCCGACTGCACCTCCGAGTGCAGGTGCTCCCAGCGGTAGAGGGGCGCCTTGCCCGGCTTGCGGCAGGACTCGCGGTGCCGGGCTGGGACGCCGGAGTGGGAGGGGGGGCACAGGGTGACGGGGTTCCACCCGCGGGCGAGGTACTCCTCCCCGGCGTCCAGGCAACTCATCTCAGTCCCATTCCTTCCCCCTGAACTTGCGTAGTATGTCAACCATCTCAGCGGTATCCTCGGAGCCCTCTCTGTCGACGACGAGTATCTCACCGCCGTTGTCCAGGTTGACCGTCCTGTGTAGTACCAACTCTTCGTGCGCCTCGAGGATGCGTCTGGCTGCCAGGTACTCCGGACTACACAGGCTCGATTTGCCCTGGCGCATCCACTCCAGGTAGAGTGTCCAGAAGTTTCTTATCACTGCTAATCTCTCGTCCCGCCTGGCTTCCGATTCCATCACTTCACCTTCCTTACCCTCGGCTTCTTCTCTTTCTTCTCCCCCGGCGTCTTCTTCGCCTTCGCCTCCCGCTCCCCCGCCAGCAGCCCCTCCAGCCGCTCCACCTCGGCGGCGACGCGGTCCACGTCGCGGTCGCAGTAGTGGTGCCCCGCCTGGAAGCTGAGCAGCCGGTGGGCGAGGTAGCGGTGCCTGCCGCCGTCGTAGCCGGCCAGCGGCAGGGCGTCGCACAGCAGCGCGTCCTCCAGCCGGATCTCGAAGTACACGTGCTCCCGGCCGACGTACACCACCGTGCCGCCGCCCGCCTCAACCGATTCCCTCGCCGACTTGCCCCGGCCCGGCACCAGGTGCCGGCTCTTCGAGGAGAGGTTCGGCATCCACTGCTCCGCCGCCGTCGTCATCGCCCGCTTCGCCACCCTCGGCCCCCAGTAGTTTGAGAACGGCCGCCGCCAGCCTCGTGGGCAGCGAGCGGCCGTAGTTCCTCGCCAGCACCTGGGTCGCCAGGCTCCTGGCTTCATCCCCCGGCGTGGTCATCGATCAACCTCATCAAGTCCTCGACGCAGCCCGTCTTGCCGACGAGCGCCTTCAGCCGGTGGAAGTCGTCCCCGGTGTACCACACCACCTTGTAGGAGAGGTGAATCTTCTCCAGGTGGAACCCCTTGTACGCCGCACTGCCCCGGGCCTCAATTTCGGACCTCAGCCCGGAGGCCGTCTGGGGGCCCTGGCGTGCCCCGGGAGGCGCCGCGTTCGCCGGGGCGCCCACGGGGTGGGCGAGGGGCGGCGGCGCCGTCTGGACGACCTGGAGGCGAATGCTGGTGCCCCCCGACGAGGGCGCGTCCACCGGCTGGTAGCTAAACAGCTTCGCCACCTCGTCCTCACTGAGAGTGAACTTGAGGATGAGCGGCGTCGACTTCTCTATCTCCATTGATACCCCTCAGTCGTTGATTTTGACGTTGACCCCGAGCCCGGCGCACACGTCCAGCACCTCGTCCTCGCAGTCCCGGAAGAACGGGCCGGTGAGCGTGAGGGTGTACGTCGACTTCTTGAAGGTGGCGTACCCGAGGGTGACGTGGTGCCGCGCGTCGACCGCGTGCTTCGTCCAGTGGTGGCGCAGGTCGCCGCCGCCATCCAGATAGATGACCGGCTTACAGTTGCCATTGCCCCTGGCATACTCCAGGGCCTCCCTCAGCACCCTCAGCAGTTGTTCGGGGTCCGCCAGGTGGAAACGGACGGCCCTCTTACTCTTCTCCCCCACGGCGTCTCCTTCACTTCTGCCTGAAGCCGCACTTGAAGCCGAGCTGCCCGCACACGTCCCTGACCTCGTCCTCGCAGTCGGCGAAGAAGGGGCCGTGGAAGACGAGGGCGCCGTTCCTCGCCGAGCGGGAGATGGCGCCGAGCGTGTACGTCTCCCGCCTCCGCACCGAGCCGACGTTGAAGCCGAGGTACAGGTTGCCGTCCTTCCGCCCCATCATCACCAGCGGCCTGGCGAACGGGTGGTTGGCGAAGTGTGGCCCCACCTCCTTGATTACTTTCATCAGCTCACCTGGGTCATTCAGGTGGTAGCTCACCGCCCTCGTCGTGCTCACTCCCCTCACCTCTTCAGTAGTGCCAGTGTTCTCTGCACCCTCTTCGTGCCGCTTCCGTGTGCCGCGAAGCCAATCGTGATGCCCTTCCGCAGCAAGGCCTGGTCGTCCATGCACAGCCTGCAAATGCTGCAATCGACGTCCAGCCCCGCCTGCTCCGGGCACGGCTGCACCCTGACTCCCTCCCCGGCGTCGAACGGCTTCACGCCGCGGGGGAATGCCGGCACCGTGATGCAGGCGGCGTAGCCCCGGGCGTTGGCCCTTTTGACTTCCCCCGGCGTCTCGCACGAGGCGAGCATGCTCACCCCGCCCCAGGCCTCCCTGGGCACCCTCCTGTGGGCGTGGGTGTAGCCGAAGACGGGCTGGCCGTACCTGCGGCGGTAGCGGCCGGAGGCCAGGGACACCGCCCTCGCTGCGCCCGCCGTCCTGCTGTCGCCGCCGGAGTGCAGCCGCAGCGGCAGCCTGCCGCTGAGCCGGTCGATGACGGCCGCCTCGTTGCGGGCCAGGGCGAGCGGCGTCAGCCCCTCGTCCTCGGCCTGGGCGTCGAGGCGCCTGCGGATGATGTCGATGGGGCCGTACTCGTAGTAGCAGCCCTCGCCCAGGAACCTGCAGTCCCCGGGGCAGCCGGGGTTCTGCGCGACGTAAGTCGTCGAGCAGAGCCCCAGCTTCTTGTTGCCCGAAACCTCCACCCCGGAGACGCCGGGGAGGGAGACGCTGTTCGGCCGCTTCACTCTCGCCTCCTCTGTTGACTGAGTTGCGGCCGCTGCCCTTTAGTCAGTTACTCCACCCTCATCAGCCCGTCGCCCACCAGGCTGGCGGGCTTCTGCTTCACCAGGCGGTTGCGGAACGCCGCCACCACCTCGTCGTAGTTCTCCGGGTCCAGCACCCTCACCGGCAGGCGGATGGTGACCTCGACCTCGGTGAACCCCCTCCCCGGCGTCTCAATCGTCAGGCTCGGCCCAGCCATCGATGTCCTCCGTGTAAAAGTCGTCGTCCGGCCAGCGGTACGGGAGGGAGTAGCGGTGCTCCTTCCTCCACGCCCTGCTTCTGATGGTGTCGTCCATGTCCCGCTGCGCCTCCGCCAGGAGGTACAGGTGGAGCCTGGTGAGGCGCCACGGCTGCCACGGCAGCCGCTGCGCCCTCAGCCTGTCGCGCATCTCGGCGGTCCACGCCTCCGCCCTGCCGCGCGACACCCGCATGGGGTCTCCGAACACCACGCCCCCCTCCCCCGCGTGCGGCCTCCCGTCCGGGGTGCAGTAGCTGAAGAGGCACCCCGCCAGGTGAGTGGAGGGGTGTGCCCAGGCGGAGTGCTTCTCCGACGGGACCAGGGTGAGGTACTTGACTGCCTTCGCGTACTTGCGTCGCATCTACCTGACGTGCTTCCAAATCTTGTTCTGGAGAATTCTGTAAACCGTGAGCGCGCTCACCCGGAACTTCGCCGCGAGGGACTTCGGGCCCTCGCCGGCGGCGTGGAGGTTGCGGATGAGCCTCACCTTCGTCGCGTCCAGCTTCTTGCCGCGGGCGCGTGGCCCCGGCCGGGTCCACCGGCGGGCGGCCCAGACGACGTTGGACGCGGAGTTGTTGCGCGGGTCGCCGTCGAGGTAGCCCACCGCCGCGCCCGGCCCCGGCCTCGCCAGGCCCGCCGCCAGCAGCTGCAGCTCCCCGACCGCCACCGTCCTCATCACCCGGTTGCCGAGCCGGGTCCGCCCCGCCAGCTTGACGTAGGCCTTCCCGTCCCGCCCCCCGGGGTAGGGGGCCATCGGCCTGGCCTCCCCGCCCCGCCGCAGGGAGTAGACCCTCCCCCCGGCGTCTATCGCGTAGCCCTCGAAACCCGGTATCCCCCTCAACGACACCCCGGACAGAGCCGCCATTGGCATCTCGACTTCCCCTTTCGTCGGTGAGACGCATCATCATCGGGCGTTCACTTCTTCCGGCGCAGCAGCCGCTCCCCGTACTCGTGGACGTAGGCCCCCCAGTGGTCGGCCGCGGCCAGGATGAATTTCTCCACCACCAGGTATTTGGCGCTCAGTGCCGCCGGCGCCAGGGGCTCGGCGGGCAGGCAGGCCAGGTACACCTCGTCGCCGGGGGAGGCGTCGGCCCAGAGGACCCGCTCGTACCCCTCCGGCGGCTCCAGCAGCGCCAGGTCGATCATAGTATAGCTACCCCTAAGACGGGCGATTTCGCACATCTTAACACATGATATCCAGGGTGACAAGGCCCCAGAGAATTCAGACTTCGCCCTTGTTTCCGCGCGCGCGGGGCGGTAGAAATGCAGCGTTGCGGGTGTTCACCAGAACTGTCGATCCGGTGGTTGCGGGTTCGAGTCCCGTCATCCTCGCTAGACGGAAGTGGAACACCTGCAAGGATTTACGCCCTCGGCTCCCCCGCGCTGGGGGAGGCACCGGGGGCGGCCACCCTGCAGGAGTGCAGAGAATGCCCCACTTCCCGAAGCCGTTCTGGCGCAGCAACCCGGCCGGCTGGTGCGTCGAAATCGGCGGCAAGCAGAAGGGCCTGGGCACCGACTGGCCGAAGGCGCTGGCCGAGTACGCCCAACTTCTGGCCCGCGACACGGCGGGACTCGCCGAATCTTCCGGCACTGAACGGGCGCCCACGGGTTGTCCCCAAAACGTCCCCAAAGTGAGCCTGGCCGACGCCGTCGACTCCTTCCTCGCGGACTGCGCCGCCCGCCTACGCCCCGGCACCGTGCAGTGGTACCGCGAGCGGCTGGGCTGGATGGCCGCCGCCGTGGGGAGGGACACCCCCCTGGAGTCGCTCACCGCTTCGGCCGTGTCGCGCTGGGCGATGGACCCGAAAAAAGACTGGAGCCCGGCCTACCGCCACGGCCTGCTGACGGCGGCGGGGCGGCTGACGTCCTGGGCCGCCCGCCACGAGGTGGTGCCCCGCGACAACCTGGCCGGCAAAATCAGCAAGCCCTCCCCGGTGCCAAGGAGCCGGATCCTCTCCGAGGCCGACTACCGCAAGCTGCTCGGCATCTACCCCGCCGGCGACACCTTCCTGGATTTGCTCACCCTGTGCTGGGAGACGGGCTGCCGGCCGCAGGAGGCGCTGCGCTTCGAGGTGTGCCACTACCAGGCTGCGGCGAGGAGACTGAGCCTGCCGTCGCGCCAGGCGAAGGGCGGGGTGCGGGCGCGGCACGTCTACCTGAGTGACGCCGCCGAGGGCGTCGTGTCGCGGCTCGTGGCGGGCAAGGGGGCGGGGGTGCTACTGCTCAACGAGGACGGGGTGCCCTGGAAGCGGCACGCGGTGGCGTGCCGGTTCGGCCGGGCCGCCGGGGTGCTGGGCGTGAAGTACCGGCTCTACGACCTGCGGCACTCCTTCGCCCACCGCATGCTGGCGGCGGGGGTGCCGGCCGCCTCGGTGGCCCAGCTGATGGGGCACGTCGACACCCAGATGGTGCTCCGGGTGTACGGCCACCTGGAGGCGGCGGACGAGTTCCTGCGGAGCGAGTTACGCCGGGGGAAGGCCGGTTGAGCTAAGTCTCGCCTCCCACTCCGCCTTGTCGAGGTAGACCTTCGGGACGCCCTTCTCGCGGAGGGCGTCCGCCAACCCCATGCACAGGGAGTAGACGTCGTCCCCCCTGCCGCCCACGTCCTCGGTCCAGGCGTACCTGTCGCCTAGCGTCTCGACGCAGAGGAACTTCTCGCCGGAGCCCCAGGTGCGCACGGAGACGAGGCACTCTTCCAGGTCCTTGAGCTCCCCGAGTACCTCGTCGGCCATTTCCCCGGCGTCAAGCTCGGAAGCGTCCGGCCCGTCCACCCACACCCAGCCCAGGACGTACTGGCCCCCGTCACTGCCGCTGATGGTGGAGTCGGAGTCGAACTCCACCTCGCCCTCCCTGGCCTCGGCGTCCGCCCTGGCCACCCACTCCTCCCGCTCGGCGTTCAGCACGGGGTCGGTGTAGTAACGGGTGAACTCCGCCACGTCCTTCGCCTGGCTCGCGAACCCGGCGGCCTCCAGGGCGGAGACTACCGTCGGGATGCACTTCACCGGCACCCGCATGAAGGCGGGCTGCTCGGGGTCGATTGACTTGCTCACTTCTTCTCCTCCCGGCGTCTTCCGCCGTCAGTATCACTCCAGCCCCAGTACCAGGTCGACAACCCAGCAACCCCTCACGTGCGGCCCCGGCGAGCGGAGGTGTGCCAGGAGCGGGTTGGGCGTAAACACCTTCTTCTCCTTCTTCACCTTGTGGGTGCAGGTGTCCATCGCGTCGAACTCCTCGCAGCCGTACATGAAGGCGTTGCAGTACTCCGTCACCTCCACGCCCTCCTCCCCCGCCGGGCACCCAGCCTCCTCCAGGGCGTCCGCCAACAGTGACAGGCGGAACGGGTCCAGCGTCCCCTCGTTGCCCGTGCCGTGACACCTCTGACAGTCCGCGCCGTACCTCCTCGCGTAGACGCACGGGCACGGCCCCCGGAGTTCGTCGTAGGCGGCCTGGGCAATGGAGAGGGCGGTGGGGGTAAACCATCCCGGCTCGTAAAAAATGTCGGTCGCCCCCTTCACCCTGCCGGTGAATTCCCACTTCGCGGGCATCCACCGGCGGAACGGGTTGCCGACGATCTCCCTGAGGAGGTTGGCTTCTGCTCGTGAAGTCGTCCGGGCTATTCGAGTTGCCGCGTGCACCGCGTCGGGGTCGTAGATTATGAATGAAGTATCCCAGGCCTTCGGCACCGGGCGCTCGCCTCCTTCCGCCCACGCCTCGCAGGCCACGGCGACTTTCTGCTGCTCGGGGATGCCGGCCGCGTTGCGGCGGAAGCAGGCGCAGGCGAACAGTCGCAGTTTGCGCTTGCTGCAACCGGGGCCGCCGCCCGGCACGTTGTCCGCCAGGAGCCAGTGCAGCATCGCCGCCGGTTCGTTGCTCGCCAGCCACTCGCTCTCGTTCACCCTGCCCTCCCCGGCGTCTTCCAGAAAAGAAGCCGCCGCCTTTCGCGGGCGGCGGCTCAAGACTTCACAATCAGATGAGCTGCGGGATGAGCGTGTACGGCAGCGTGGTGAGCACCAGGTCGCCCGCCCCCGCCCGCACCACGTTGTCCTTGCCCGCCAGGATGAACACGATGTCCTGGCTCCCCGCCGCCGGGTTGGTGCTGACGTCGTTCGTCTGGGCCCTGGCGGTGAGGCTGTCGTTGCCGCCGGAGCCCTTCAGGATGGAGTAGGCGCCCGTCCCGCCCACCAGCCTGTCGTTGCCCGCGGCCCCGTAGGCGGCCTCCGGGATGCTGGTGGAGTTGAGGTACGTGTCGTTCCCGCTGCCCCCGAAGTAGGCGATCACCTTCACCCCCGTGAAGGACGCGGACTGCGGCCCGGCGCCGAAGTCGTAGTTGACGGTCACCTTGCTGCCAAGCTGCGTGACGACGGTGTTGCTGCCCGCGTTGCCGGGGGCGATGTACAGGGTGCCCGCGTCGTCGGCCGTGGGCGAGGCCAGCGCCACCGCCCCACTCCCCGGCGTCAACCCCGGGCCGAAGAACCGGGCCACGGTGTCGGCGACGTCTTTCGTGACGAAGGCGCCGGCGTTGGTGAACACGGCGTCGGCCTCGGCGGGGCTATTCGGCCCCTGCCCCTGGACGTTGATGACGTTGCTGCCCAGCAGGGCGTAGACCTTGTCAGCGCCGTTGCCGGCGTCGATGAGGTTGCTGCCCGTGCCGCCGAAGATGGTGTCGTTGCCCCCGTTGCCGAGGAGCGTGGCGCTCGCCGGGACGTTCACCTCGATGACGTCGCGGCCCTCACTCCCGGAGATGACTACGTCCGTCACCGGGCCGGTGAGCGGGACGGTGCCGTCGCTGGTGACGACGGCGCTCTGCTGCACACTGACGTAGCCCGGCGCCGTCCCCGTCATCGTGACCAGCAGCGCGGTGCCCGCCTGCAGGACGCTCACGGTCGGGACTTCTCGCGACTCCAGCAATTCAAGACTCGGCATCTCAAGCATTCCCCTAGTCGGGCGACTTTTGTCAGAACAGCTCCTCCGCCGGCCCGTCGTACCACGACTGGGGCGGGGGGTACTTCTTGGCCAGCTCCGCCAGCTTCTCCTCCCTCAGCGGGTGCGTGCGGACGGCGTACTCGAGTAGCATCTCCCGGTGGCCCTCCAGCGCCTCCCCGCGGGTGCGGTACTGCCGTCGCTCCCCGGCCAGGGGCCCGTCGAGCCACATCGACTCGAAGACCACCGGGCCGCCCTCCCGCCCCAGCGACTGGTCCACGAAGGTGAACACCGTCGAGAGGAGGACGCCGGGGGAGGGTTCGTCGAGGGCGACCACGCGCAGCGGGTGGTCACTCTCCATCTGCCGGTTGACCACTTCCCCGGACGCCGGGGTGGGCTCCCCGGCGTCGTCCAGTGCGTACCACATCGACTCACCCCTCTTCCCAGGTGTGCATGAACTTGAGGCTGTGGATGTCCACCTGGATGCGGAGGTCCCTGCCGACCGCGTCCTCCATCGTGTCCACGTACACGTAGGCCGCGGCCTCACACTCCACCTTCGCCTTGTCGGCCATCCCGGTGTCGTCATACACCCAACCCAGCACCCGCACTTGCGTGCCGGCCGGGACGAAGTCGTGGTCCTCGGTGACGATGGGCCTGGTCGTCTTGCAGTACAGCCTCACTGATTACCCCTCCAGGTGATTTTCTTTTGCCTTCGCGGCGGCAGGTGCTCCGGCGGGAACAGGATGAGCCGCGAGGTGTGTGGCGGGTTGTGGGCGGAGTCGAGAACCCAGGCGTCCACCGTCCTCATAGCCCTCGCGATTTCCGAAAAAGCGTCTCGCAGGTGAGACACTTCCCCGTAGGGCTCAGAGACGAAGCACTCCAGGCCCAGTACCACGGCACTGCCGTGGTGGTCGATGACACTCCACCTGTCGCCGACGGCCTGGCGGATCTCGTTGAGTATTTCCCAGTTGTTCCTCGCCCCGGGGTGCCCGGTGGTGGACCTGTACGTCCTCTGCCAGGCAATCCTGAGCCACGGCGGCATGCGCTCCGGATTGACGGGCGAGGCCGGGCCGAGCTCCGCCAGCCGGTCGGCGAGTGCCATCCGGCTGGCGAGGTCCTTGGCGTCGCGGCGGGCCGCGGCGAGCATGGCGAGGGCAACCGCGTCTGCGACGGCGTGTGACACTGTGCTACTCCACGAAGAGGGTTTCGCCGAACGGGGGTTTGGCGTTGTCGTTGCCGACGACGGCCCACAGCACCGGGTACTCCGGGTGCACGTCCGGCAGCGTCGTGTACAGGTCGGTGAGGCAGACGAGGCACGCCAGGTCCTGGGCGTTCTTGTTGACCCAGTCGAACGCCGGCCGGTGGTCCGTGCCGCCGCCGCCCTTGGGCACCATCTTCAGCGGGCCGTCCGTCGACTTCCACGTCTGCGTCCCCGCCACCTCGGAGTCGTGGTAGACGATGGTGAGCTGGCAGTCGTAGGCGGTGAGGATGCCCTCCAGCTCGCTGGCGAAGCGGCTCAGCACCGGCCCGCTGATGCTCCCCGAGGTGTCGACGAACGCCACCACGTGGCCCAACTCCTCGCTCCGCAGGCCCGGGAAGTACCAGCCCTGGCTGACGAATCGTCTATTAGGGCGGGACCACGAGAAGTCATTGCGGGACACCCGGTTGACGAAGCGCTTGAGCACGTCGGCCCAGCACACCTTGGGGGCGAAGAGCTCGGCCACGAGGCGGTCGAGGCCCCCCGGCAGCGTGCCCTGGCGCTTGGCGACCTGGTGGGCCTGGGCCACCTGGACGTCCATCTCGCGGGACGCCGCCTCGAAGTCCCCCTTCCCGTGGCAGCCCGGGGCGTCCAGCACGCCGCCGCAGCCGCCCGGGTCTCCCGCCCCGCCGGGGCCTCCCATCGGAATCTTGATGGCGTCCTCGAGGATCTTCGCGTAGTACCACTCGGCGTGCTTGCCCTCGGGCAGGTTCTTGAAGGGCCCCTCGCCGGGGTAGAGGGCGCACTTGGGCAGCTTGACGCCGCACTCCTTCAGTGCGTGATTCACGGCCAAGTCACAACTGACGTTCCAGATCATCGGGTCGCGGTTCTCGCGGCGGCAGTGGTGCTTGAGGGCGTTGTGCATCACCTCGTGCGCCAGCACGCCGTAGGTTTCTTCCCGGGTGAGCGAGGTCGTGAACTCCGGGTTGACGAAGAGGTGGACCCCGTCCACCGCCATCGTCGGCACCCGGTCGGTGATGCGCACCTGCATCCGCATAGCCAGCGTGGCGAAGAATACCGTCTGCGTCTTGGTGGCCAGCACCAGGTCGCTGCGGGCCACGCTGATCGCCCGCTCGGCCCTCGCCACCAGGGCGGGGTCGGCCTTCGTCTCCCTCGACTCTTCCTTCTCAGTCGCAACGACCATCGGCGTCTCCTTCGACATCCCCGATCCCCCTTTGATTCCTCACCGCCCGGCGCAACTCGTCGTACCCGTAGGGCCGGAAGGCAACCCTGTGACCCTTCAGCCTGTTCAGCAGGATGAAGTCCGTTGTCTTCGACACCAGCGGCCGCTCCATTGCCTCGTACAGCAGTTCCACCGATTTCACCGGGTCGGGGACTCCCACCCAGCCCAGCACGTCCAGGGCCGTCTGTACGAAGTAGGGCGCCCACCGGTTGTCCTTCTGGGTGGAGACGGTGCCCAGCGAGCGCAGGCCGTGGAGTATCGTGACCGAGAACTCGCGGCGGCCCTCGGCACCCATCACCTTCCACTCGCCGTGTCGGATCGTCGGCACCGCATCACCTCCCCCATCTCCCCGATCCGCCTCAGGGCATATTCCCTCTGCCAGCTATGGAACCAACTCTTCTGCTTCGTGCACACACCGGACAGTCGCTCTACGAGCAGCCCTCGCGTGGCCTCTTCCACCTCCGCCTCCTCCCCCGGCGTGAATAGCCTGGAGAGCACGTACTGTCGCTTGCGGGGCGACACGCCGAGGGCGTCGAAGGCCCGGTACAACCACCGCAAGACTTCCGTGACGTCGTACTGACTGCCGAAGTCGTACCTCTTACCGTCGATGCGGATTAGCAGCCTTCGGCGCAACTCACTGACTGTGAATTCTATCCTCCCCATACAAGACGCCGTACGTATCTTGTTGCCGTTACAATCCAGGCGGAAGGGCGTATCCACCTGGACCGGCTTCTTCCGCGGGTACGGCCTCAGGCACTCCCCACCGCCTGGAACCTGCCGGAGACGAGTGCCGTCTCCAGCTTCGCCAGCGACCCCCTCAGCGAGTCCAGGGAGCTGTGGATGTACCGCTCGTAGTTCTCCACCTGCTTCGCCAGGCATGCGGCCCTCTCCACGCGCTTCCTGAGGGCCTTCTCCCCGAGCCCGCCGGAGACGACCTGCTCGTAGATGCCCTCGACCTCGCGGCCGACGTCCTCCACCACGGCGTCCCGCACCGCCCGCATGGCGCCCTCGTCCATGCGGTGCTTGATGACGTACACCACGTTCCTTCCGCCGCTGGCCCGCACCACCGCCCTGGCCATACTCCGCCAGGTGGGCATGGCGTCCCGTGGAAGCCAGTAGACGCCGCCGCTCTTGCGGAGGGCGACGCCGCCGAGCTTGTACACCAGCGAGGTGAGCGCCATCCCCAGCTTGGACGCCGGGGTGGTGGCCCGGATCTCGGCGAGGTTGGCGTCCCAGCCTGCAGGCTTCATGCCCTCGGGGTGGAAGGAGGTGCTCCCGTCGTCCGCCACCTTCACGGCCAGCCGCTGGTGGTAGGCGTTCTCGTCCACCCCCCGGCGTTCCACCACCAGGGAGAACCCGTCCCGCGCGGCCAGCGGCCGCACCAGGCACTCCACCCCCTCGTACAGCCGCGAGAGGGCCTTCTGCACGCACCACTCCGGGGTGGGCTCCCGGGGGCAGAAGTCCCCGAGGCCCGAGGACTTCAGCTCTTCGAGCAGGGCCGCCCGGGGGGTGCCCGCGCCGGACAGTGTCCAGTACGTGACTCCCCCGTCGAACCCCGCGACCGCCTGCGTGATTGCCATTCGCCCGTAGCCCCTTTCACAGCAGGTCGTTCTTGTGGGCGTGCATCCACTTGGTGACGGGCTCGGCCCGGTAAAATTTGTTGTTGGCGAGGCCGGCGTCCTTCACCGTCAGCGTTGCAAACTCCAGCGGCATGCGGGCGACGTACTCGCCGATCGCCTCCAGCACCTTGGCCTCCGTGGCCTTGTCGTCGGCCGCCATGCGGGCCCGGTCGACGAGCGCGCCGCTGAGGGCGTACTGGACGCTGGCGTCCTTGTACAGCTTGTGCGTCTTCGGCGACCGCAGCACCTCGGCCATGTCGGGCAGCTCCTCCGCCAGCTTCAGGTGGGCGATGAACTCCGCCGCCGCCCCGTGGCCGATGGTGCCGCCGATGACGGGCAGCCGCAGGTTCACCGGCAGGTCGCCGATGATGTTGCTGACGAACTCCCACGACCTGGGCGTCGGGAAAGCGCGGTCGGCGCTGTTGGCGTCGAAGCAGTGCAGCTTCGCCGGGCAGAAGCGGAGGAAGCTCCGCACGCCGTGGTGGATGCCGCGGCCGATCGCCCACTCGTTCCAGTCGTCGCTGTGGACGTCCAGGTCCAGGTGGACGAAGCGGTTGAGCAGGGGGCTGATGAGGCGGTGCGCCCCGGCCCGGTCCTCCTGGCGGTTGCTGGCCGCCACCCACGTCCACGACGGGTCCAGCTCGGCCTCGCCGATGCGGTGGTCCAGGACGCCCTGCAGGAAGCTCGCCTGCACCAGGGGCGCCGCCTGCGCCAGCTCGTCGGCGAAGATGATGCCGGGCTCGCTGACCTTGCCCTTCAGGGGCAGGAAGGCCGGCGGGCACCACTCGGCCACCTTCTCGCCGCGCTTGGTGCCGCTGACGGTGGGCAGGCCCCGCAGGTCCACGGGGTCCATCAGCACGGCGCGCAGGTCCAGCACCTTCAGGCCCAGCTTCTTGGCCGCGGCGTGCACGTTCGCGGACTTGCCCACGCCCGGCGGGCCCCAGATGTAGGCCGGCTGGTGGGCCTTGATGAGGGTCTCCAGTGCCGCGCTGACTTCGGCGGGTCGCATTCTCTACTTCTCCTTGCTTCGGTTACTCGTTCCTTGCCGCTCTGCCTGACGCCTGCCGCCCGGGTCTCAGTTGGTGAGGATCCCGCGGGCCCTGAGTCTCGCCACCTGCCTGCTGCCGGGCGTGCCCGGCGGCATCACGAAGTTGGGCCCGAGTGGCGCGAAGTCCTCCTCGGGGTTCTGGCAGGGGCACGGCGAACCCGGCCCCTTGCGCGTCATCCTCCCCACCAGGGGGTGCCTGCACAGCGGGCACCTCGGCTGGTCCAGGCTGCCGAAGGGCGACAGCTCCGGCGGCCCCCTGTCGGCCCGCGCCGACTTCGCCGCGTCGGGGGCCTTCTTCTTCTTCTTCCCCACCCCGGCGTCCTCTTCCGAATCCGAATGTTGCATCTTCCTCACCGTCCGTTCCGTCGTCGGTACTCTCCCCGGCTCAGTTGAATATGATAGTATGTTATCCTATCTTATACCCGAGTCAACGGCAGTTACAAAAAAAGCCGGGGTCGTCGTCCCCCGGCTCACCCCACCCCCTCGTCGCCCGCCCGTGGCTCACTTACGCGACGCCCAGCACCCCCCTGGCGTCGGCCAGGAACTTCTCCGGCGACCACGCGGAGAACTCCGCCCTGCCGCCGGCGGGTTCGAGGAAGTTCACCGCGTGGTCGTGGGCCGACTGCAGCGCCCGGTAGTCGGCGGGCGTCATGCCTTCCACCTCCTCCACGACGCCGGGGAGGGACTCCATCAGCCTGTCGACCCGGCTGTTCTCCATCTCCAGGAGGTACTTGTCGTCGGGGATGAGGAGGCCGATGGCGCACCTCGTCCCGTTGTCGTCGGGGATGAGGAGGCCGATGGCGCACCTCGTCCCGTTGTCGCCGCGGTAGAGGCAGCGCCGGTGGCCGCCGCGCCTGGCGGGGACCACCCCGTCCCTGACCGCCGCCTCGAGTCTCTGGTAGCATTCCGTCTTCGTCACCCCGCACCCCTTTCTTCTCGCGGCTACTGCCTGTTGCTCACTTTCAGTCCGTGGGGAACCCGATGCACCCGTCGTTGAAGTTGCGCGGCCCCACCATCTCGCGCAGCTGCTCCAGCCTCAGCCTCACCATGTACTGCCGGTACGAGTCGTCACCGACCGTGCTCTCGCTGAAGTCCCAGGCGTCCTTGAGGAGGTCCGCCATGCGGGCCAGCCAGTCGTAGTCGTTCGCCGCCTCCGCGTGCTCCTCGTGGAGGTGCCCCCCGACGGAGGCCTGCCTGGAGTACCACCCCGCGCGCTCCCGGTAGTGCTCCAGCAGGTCCTCGGCGAACTGCCGGTTGTGGAACCTGTGCAGGTCGGCGTACATCGGCCACGACGGGTCCGCCGGCGGCCTCGTGTCGAGCGCGTAGCCCACCGCCCTGGGCGGCTTCGGAAGTGGCGCCGGGGCCGAGTGGAGCACGCCGGGGAGGGAAGAAAAGGAGAGGGCGAGGAGCAGGAACTTTCTCAAGGCGCGATTCCCTACTAGGCCGTGGTGACGGTGACCGACTTGAAGCGGATGGTGACCTCGCCCCTGTCGGTGAGGATGCGGTGAAGGTACCAGTCGGACTCCCCGCGGGCCCCGGGCGAGGGGGCGTGCCGCAGCGCCTCCACCTCGTCGTAGAGCCAGTGGGTGCCTACCAGACTCACCGGCTCGACGTAGTGGGCGTTGGCGTAGACGATCTCGCGACGTAGGCCGCGCTGCTCCAGCTTCACGATGAGCATGCCCACGGAGTTCGGCGACCCGTCCCGCGAGAACCGGCTCATCGCCCGGACGTAGTCGTCGTGGAAGCAGTAGTCCCTGGCGAGGCTCAGAACGTCCGGGGGCAGCGCCATGGCGTCGACCGCCGCGCGGTACGCCTCTGATGCCTTTTCCCACTCGGCGTCCGCCGCGTCGGCAACGTCGTCATCCGCCGAGCGGAACCTGTCCAGCAACTCCTGCGTGAAGTACCTCATGACTCCCCCCTCGGCCAGACGAGCGTGTACATCCCCGACTCGGCGTCCAGTGACACCGAGAACCCCTCTTCGCCAGCCGCCCGCGCCTCAGTTCCCTCCCCCGGCGTCCCCATCTCGTAGAGCCGCCTCAAGAGTTCCTGGGGCAGCAGCGGGTAGTGGGAGTCGTCGAAGAGTATCTCGGCGCCGCTCTCGCCCACCCGGGCCGCCTCGCAGGCCCGCTGGGCGGCGTCGGCCGGGAAGACGTCCTCGAAGCCCTCCCCCCGCACCCTGACGGCCTCGCCCCAGAGAATTGATTCGGCGGGGCCGCCGAGGCTGTAGTTGACCTCGGGGGTGGAGTAGTCGAAGTCTGGGTCGAACCGATCGGCCTGCGACGCCTTGATGCGCTGCAGGCGGGCCTGCCTCTTCTTCCCCATCGACTCCAGGGCGTCGGCCAGTTGCAGTCTGGCGGCGACGTCCCTGGGGTTTTCGCGGAGTAGCTTCCGCAAGTCGCGGAGGCGGTCGGCCCGGTCGTAGATGGCGATGCGAGGCTTCCTCATCGGCGGCATGCTAGGCTCCCGAGACGCTAGACTCCAAGACGCCGGAGCGGGCCTTCAGTTCCTCGCTCACTCTCTTCCACACTGCTACATCCTGGGCGTACTGGTAATCCCTGGGGTCCCGCTTGCGGCCCGGGATGTTGGGGTCGTACTCCACCAGGGACGGCACCGTGGCCGGGTCAACGACCGTGCCGCTGTCCCTTTCCCCGGGGCCGTAGCAGGAGCAGTGGCCCAGGTCCACCTCGCGCAGCTTCCCGTCGCGGCCCATGCTGACGGCCAGGCCGCTGCCGTCGTAGCCGCCGGCCTCGTACCAGTACACAACCCAGGCGCAGTCCTTGAACTCGGAGTCGCCGATCGAGTCGGGGCCGACGTCGATCATCTCCGGCACGCCCAGCTTCTCGTGAACGAACCGCTGGCTCCAGTCGCCCCGCACCAGCAGCGCGTCGGCTTCCCTGCCCTGCTCCTCCAGCCAGTCGGCCAGTGCGAACCTGGCCAACTCGTCATCCGGCCTGGAGATGATTCTGTCGCAGAGAGCCTTCTCGATCCCCGTCATCGTCACCCCCCACGCCGGGGAGGGAGGAGAGGTTGCGCCGGATCTCGGCCGACAGCTCCCGCCTCATCTCATCCCTCGGCGTCTCGTCGAACCAGTTCAAGAAGAAACGACAGCCGGCCGGCTCGTCGATCTTGCAGTCCACCTCGTAGGCCATCGTGGCAAAGAATGTCTCAATCTCGCCTACTGTCTCGAGGCCCTGCTTCCACCCCATGTAGCCGAAGGCGCAGCACGCCTCCACTGGCCAGTCCGCCACGCACTGCAGGGGCGGCGGCTGCGACGTGGCGCCCTGGATGAGAGTCTGGTCGTCCGACTCCAGGGCCGCCAGCAACACCTCCAGGTTCTCTTTTGTCAGGAGAGGCAGTACCCCCTCACGCCACACCTTCCTCCAGGCCTCCATCACTCGCGCTCCTTCCGCAGGTGCCAGTCGAGTTCGACCGCGGCTTCCCGGTAGGCCGCGATCAAGGCCCTGATGCGGTCGGCCGTGAGGTGGTCCGGCGGGAAGGCGTGCCCCTCGTCTGCCAAAAACTTCTCCAGCCCCTCGATGGCCTGCTCAATCGACTCGCGACCCTCTCTCGTCTCCACCCGGCACCTCCGTCGTCGTGTGTCTGGTTACCGTCGACGCCTCCTGCCCGGTCTTCATTTCTCCCCCGGCGTCCACCCCGAGGAGCTTGGCCATGCTCCTGGCATGCTTACAGCGGTTCCAGCTCGCGAAGCCCACACAACTGCAGGTGAGCGGCGCCCCGTCGCCGTCCTGCCGCACGATGTAAGGCTTCTCCCTCGCCTCGCCTCCCACCTTCCTCAGCCGCCACGCCCTGCACCGGCCGGTGGGTGGGAGGGGGACGAGGCTGTAGGTGACGGAGGTGCCGCCCTTCCTCACCGTCAGCTCAACCCGGAAGGTGTCCTGCGTCGCCACTACTGTATTCATAGTATACTATCCTATGTGCGGTTTCAAGTGTAGATGCCCATCCGCCTGGAAAACTCCACGGCGTCTTTCGAGAGCTCCAGCCACTCGACGATTTTCCCGGGCGACCGCCAGTACCAGACCGTTCTGGTGCAGTGCTCCAGTGCGACTCCCCCTTCGTACTCGCCACCTGGGCGTTCGACGTTACTCACCTGCCAGGTGTCGCCCGTCTTGAACTTTAGCAACAGCCTGATTCGCTCTACGGTCTCCTCGAACGTCATCCCCTGCCGCCCTTTCACTTGTGCATGAACCCGGTGAACTCCGCGGCATCCTTCGCCTCCTCGACTTGCCGGAGGAGTTTTTCCAGGCGATACGCGTGCTGGCACGTGCGCCCGCCGAACCGGTGAGCCACCGACACCAGTCTTCCGTACTTGCGGGTGCAGGTGATACCAACGACCCACCACTCCCCGCCAGTTTTGAATTTCAGGAGGAGCTTGATGTGATCCACGGCCTCGTCGAACGTCATTAACTGCCCTCTGCGCACTTCGTCAGTGCAGCTATCTTCTGCACCGTGTCGTGGATGATGAGGAGGATGTCGATGTCGTGTCTGTCGTGGCAACCCTCCAGCAGTCCCAGTAAGACGCCGGGGGAAGAGAATGTGCAGGGCGGCTGGCACGGCCCGTTCGGGACCGTCACCCTCCCCTCGGCGTCCACCTCGGCCGTGTACTCCTTGCACCCCTTCATCAGCAGGTGGAGGCGGATGCTCTCTAGAGCGTCACTCACTTCCGTATCTCCCCGGAGTGGATGGCGTCGTGCACCACCCTGCGGGAGGTGTACCCCGGCAGCCGCTCCAGGAACGTCCTGGCGTTGACGGCGTGGCCGCACCCGTCCTTCAGCACGACGACACACTGGTGGGGCCTGCACATCTCGTACTTGCTGGTCGCCTCCACGCCCACCAGGTCGCCGAACTTCATCCTCAGAATAACCTTGATGCAGTCGACCACTTCCTCGTAGCTCACGACAGTCCCCCTCCCAGGCCGCCCTCGATCACCGCGTCCGCCTCCCGCCCCGTGGCGCACTTCCGGAGTTCGCCCAGAAGTTTCTCCAGGTCGTAGAACTCCTCGTACTCGCCCACCAGGATGACGACGACGCTGGTGCACACCTTGTCCGTCACGACCCCGTCGGGCCCGGACTCCCACTCGTAGGCGTCCGACACCGCGTAACGCGACCCCAGGCGCCGCAGAATCTCCTCCACAGCCTCGCGCATAGCTTCCCCCACCTCGTAAGCGGCCCGTGCGGCCTCCAGTCGCCGTAGCAGGCCAGTGTCAGCGTGACGTAGTCCACCGACTTCAACTGCTCGATGCGGTCCAGTAATTCCTCGGCGTCGTAGCGGATGACGCACACCTCGGTGACGATGCGGACCTTGCTACCGTTGTCGGGGTCCTGGTGAATCCCGAAGTCCTTGCCGCACTTCATCACCAGGTGCAACCGGATGCTCTCCAGCTTCTCGTTCAACCGCCCCTCCCCCTGCTTTTCACACCTTCCAGCCACTCGGGTCTCGCCCGGTTGCCAGCATGTAGATGACATCCCCCAGGTTGTCACACCTTTCCAGGTACGTCAGTAAGACGCCGGGGGAGAATCCGACCGTCGGCCGCAGAAGCCTCCGGTCGCCGGCCGCGTCGATGAAGGGGATGTGGACCACCACCCTGCCGTCTTCGGCCTCCTCGATCTCGTGCCACCGACACCCCTTCATTACCAGGTGGAGTCTGATGGACTCGAGTAGCCCCTCCCCGTCCGTCATTCATCCGCCTCCCTTCCGGGCGTTGAGCCTGCCGAACCTCGCCTCGCGCAGCGCCTCCTCTACCCGGGCCTCCGTGGAGTACAGCCGCCTGGCGATTTCGGGCGCCGTCTTACCCTTGCCGGCCAGATACACCGCCGTCCCCGCCTCGCCCTCGCTCAGCCGCCGCTCCTCGGGGCGCGCCGGCTCGCTCACCGCCGTCACCCCCCGCTTCCTCACGTAGCCCTTCGTCGGGCGGTACTCCAGGTTGCCCAGGGCGCAGTTGCGCCGGTCGCCGTCCTTGTAACGCACCAGTGCGCAGGAGGGGTGCGGCGGGGGCAGGAAGGCCGCCAGCACCAGCTTCGCCAGCGGGAGCGCCCTGCGGACGCCGCCCACCCTCGCGAAGGTGTACCGTATCGTCCCGCCGGTGGTGTGGGTGGCCACCGTCTTGTGGGGTTCACCCTTCTTGTCTTTCCACAAGAGGCCGTCCTCCCAGACCCAGTAGCCCGGGAGGCAGCGGAAGCGGCGAAACTCCTTGTTGCCGCGACGTAAAGTATCTGCTGGGCCGGACTTGAATTCGGCGTGCACCGCCTGTAGTACGGACGACACGTTGCAAATCATCGTAAGCCCTTTCCCGCCATCACCTTGATTGAGGTTGGATTTCCAAGGACACCCGGTTCTGCTCTCGTAAAGCGACTGACAATTCCACAACTACTGCCTGGTTCTTCACTTGCGCCTGCATGTCACGAAGTCCGACTGTCACGAGGGGTTAGTAAGGGGTGGCCAGGGGAAACAAAAGATATTAAATTCTTACTACATCCCTCCCCCTGTCACTCCCTTATATAGGTATATATAGAGGGGGTAACATCACACTCCCATTCTAGGCCCGCTCCTCCCCCGGCGTCAATAGGATAGTATCCTATACTATCCTATTTTCTAGACTCTACCCCGTGGTGACAGTCGGACTTCGTGACATGCAGGCGGATGTGCAGGTAGGGAATGGCTTTGCGGAATTGTCAGTCGCTTCCCAAGGGCAAGTCGCCGTGTCCTTGGAAATGTAATTTCCCTGGATTTTTCGGGAACCCCTTACATGCCAAGGACTTCCTCCCAGAAGTCGCTGTGGCACTGCATGAGGGCCTCCAGCTCCCCCGGCGTGGCCCGCAGGGTGACGACCGCCAGGCGCTGGTGGGAGGGGAAGTAGTCGGAGTAGGAGACGTAGTGCAGCCGCGTCGAGCCGCAGACGGCCATCAGGTGGTGGCACTGCGGGACGTAGTAGGCGGGCACCCGGCCGGCGAGGGCCTCCTGGTGCGACTGCTTGTTGGGGCACTTGATTTCGATCGGGAGGTTGATGTACTCGACGTAGCCGTCGAACGACGCCCGCACGAAGGGGAGAGCCTCGTGCTCGGCGCAGCAGTCCTCGGGGTCGAAGCCCGTGAAGTCCCGGTAGGCCTGGGCCACCAGGGGCTCGAGGCGCCTGCCTCGCGCCATGGCGAAGCTGTCGAACGATTTGGGCTGGCCGCCGTGGAGTGCGTTGTACTTCTCCTGTAGGAGCTGGAAGCGGGTTGTCCACGGTGACAGCCCCACCACCGCGGCGGCGTCACTGCCGCCGATCCCCTGCGAGCGCCAGGCGAGCCACTCGGGGCTGCGCTGCGCCAGGGTCACCTTCTTCATGCGATACTACCTCTTGCTGGCCGCCGCCTTCCCCGGCGTCATCGCCGCCTTGAGCCTCTCGTCGGAGGCCCGCAGCTCCTCGATCAACGGGCCGAGGTGCCGGCGGAGAACGTTCGATACGACCTGCTCGGCCGTCATCCCGCTCAGGGTGCAGGCTAATTCTACCGCGGAGGCCAGGTCCCCGCTAAGCCCCACCGCCGCCCCGCCGCCGCCGTCGGCCGCGTCCTTGAGCACCCGGCGCACCGTGTCCGAGATGCCACTCTCCCCGGCGTCCTTCTGCATCTGCCTCAGTCTCGCGTCCACCGACTCGGGCACCAGCACGGAGTAGCGGATCAGGGCCTCCTTGTTTCGCTGCCTTCCCACTTTCTCACCTCGTCTCTGATTTTCCACAATAGTACTATTCTTGCGTACACTAGAGCGCGGTATACTCCTTTCATCCACCGCCCCGCACATCGCGGCCCGGCCGTCCCCGCGCTACGTACTATTGTATACCGCGTATCACGAAGGTGAAAGGCTGATTCCACGTCTTTCATGACCATTCCCAGCGGCGGAATTCGGGTTATGATGGGGATGTGGAGGGAAATCGTATGCGAGATGACGCTGGGTTCTTCGTGCCGGACGAGGTCGTCGACGCGATCCCGCACATCACCCTTCCGGGCCTTCACCTCTACCTGCTGCTCGGGCGCTCCAGGACGCTGGGGGGTTACCCCACGCTGGACTCCCTCGCGCGGGAGATGGGGAAGAAGAAGGTCGACGTTTGGAAGTTTGTCGGGCTGCTCTACGAGCGGAAATTCATCAACGATGCTGACGTGGAGCAGCTCATGGAGGCGGCGGAAACGGACGACGAGGGGGTTGACTCATGACGCTCAGCGACGAGGCCCGCGCGGCCGCGGTGTGGTGGTTCGAGGGGTTGAGTGACGACATGCGTGGCGAGGTGCTGGACGCCTACCGCGCCGAGGGGGGGTGCAACTGTGGCCGCAAGGAAGAAGTCGACGACCGCGATGGTGCCGGCGGCTGAGCTGAGCACCAGGGAGGTGGCCGCCGCCTGCGCCGGCAGCGGGTTCTTCGCGGACTCCCGCGACGCCGGCCAGGCCATCGTCAAGATGGCCGCCGCCCGCGAACTGGGCATGGGGCCCATGGCCGGCATGACCGGCGTCTACATCGTCAAGGGCCGGGTCACCCTGTCGGCCAACCTGATGGCGGCGGCCATCCAGAAGAGCGGCACCCACCGCTACCGGGTGAGGAAGCACACCAACCAGGAGTGCTCGATCGAGTTCTTCGAGAAGGAGGCCGACGGCACATGGGAGTCGCTGGCCACCGTCACCTTCACGGAGGCCGACGCCAAGGCCGCGGGGCTCAGCTCGGGCGACAACTGGCGGAAGTACCCGAAGAACATGCTCTTCGCCCGCGCGATGAGCAACGGGGCGAAGTGGCACACCCCCGGCGTCTTCGCCGGCAACCCGGTCTACACGCCCGACGAACTGGACTCGTCGGCCGAGATGACGGAGGAGGGCGACTTCGTCGTCAAGGCGGCAATCACTTCCCCTCCCCCGGCGTCTTCCGAGGAGGAGGATGACGGCGACGACCTGGTGACGCTGTGCCGCAAGGCCGGCACCACCCCGGAGCGGGTGGCGAGAAACTACAACAAAAGGCTCCTCAGCGACCTGAACGCCGAGGAGCGGAAGAACGCGGAAAAACTACTCAAGGCGAAGCAAGAGGTCTGAAAGAGCGATGTCCGACAACCTGCGTCACTTCAAGGAAAAGCAGCTGTACCAGGCGATCGTCACCAAGCAGGAGTTCGTCAAGGACTCCAAGGGCGTCGAGACCCTGTCACTGGTGGCCCGCCTGCAGGGCGAGCTGGTCAACAACTTCGACCCCGACGCCGGGGTCATCGAGGAGGGCGTCCCCCGGGTGAACGTCGAGGTGCGCCTCGCCTTCCCGGTGGACGACAGCAACCGCTTCCGCATCGCCATCAAGGACCTCACCAACCTCGGCTACGAGGAGGAGGACCTGGAGGCGCTGAACCCGGCCAACCGCGGCAAGCCGAAGGCGAAGTTCTTCGAGCTGGAGGGCAAGACGGTGTACGTCGCCCCCAGCTACAAGATGTACTCCGACTCCGAGCGCGTCTACTGGAACCTCCGGTTCCCCAAGGGCCGCAAGGGCGAGGAGATCCCCGCCGGCGCCGCGAAGAAGAGCGCCAGCGCGGAGAAGTACAAGGAGCTGCTCCGCTCCGTCCGCGAGGAGAAGGCCGGGGCCTTCTGATCGCTCCCCCGGCGTGGTTCGCCAGCCGGGTAACCCGGTGCCCTCGTAAGGGGCACCGGGTCTTTCGTCGCGGGTGCGGTGGGCAAGGGCAGGTAGGCGCGCGCGTAAGCCTGATCCCGGCTGGTTCGACCCCAGCCCCGTGGCCTTCAATCAACTGAACCGCTGGCAACACCCGCAGGGCGGCGTGGCGGAGACGCCCGCAGCCCCCGTAACCACTCTTCCCCCGGCGCCCTGGGAGGCCGTCATGCCGTTCGCCGAGTGCTTCAGTTTCGAGGAGTGTGTCGCCTTCTGCGTCATCACCCTCGCGGCCTTCTGCCTCATCGCCTTCATCCACTGGCTGGACAGTCGCAAATGAGCTACCAGGATGCCGCCGCCGCGGTGGCGTGGTTCGTCGTCTTCGTGTTGCTTTCCATCTTCCTGGCCCAGCACCAGGGCTGCATCCACTGAGGCAGAAATGACGTTACTTTACACGCTGCTGGTAATCAACCTCTACGGCATGGGCGCCGCGACGTCGATGACTTTCCTCTACTACGTGGTGTCCGGGCGGGACAAGGACACGGCTCACGTGGCGGCCTTGCTGTCGCTCATCTGGCCCGTCGCATTGCCGCCCATCTTCGCCGCCTGGCTCTCCGAGAAGTTCTTCCGCTACCTCGGCTACTAACACTCCCCGGCGGAACACCCCCACCATGGTTGACCTGTCCTCCCTTCCGGCGTACGCCGCGGCGTCGCTGCGCGCACTCGGCCCCGTCGCCACGGAGCGCGACGGCTGGCTGTGCCACTGCCCCAACCCCCGCCACGGGGGCGACTCCCACCCCAGCCTGCGGGTCACCGTGGGCGACTCCGGGCGCCTGCTAGTCCTCTGCCGCTCCGGCTGCCCCACCGGCGAAGTGCTCCAGGCCGCGGGCCTCACTTACCGCGACCTGCACTGCCCCGCCGGCGAGACGCCGCTGGAGCCCCTGGCGATGGAGGCCAGCGAACTTACCCAGGCCGACGCCGAGCTCCGCGACGAGGTCTACCGCTCCCTCCTCGGCGTCCTGAAGCTGGGCGGCGAGCACCTGAAGTCGCTGCTGGCCCGGGGCCTCGACGCCCAGGCCGTCTCCGCCAACCAGTACCGCACGCTGGACCGCGCCGCCAAGGCGTCGGCGCCCAAGAAGCTCTTCCGGGAGTACGGCGACTCCCTCTTCGGCGTCCCGGGCTTCCGGCCCTCCGGCGGCGGGGCCTCCTTCTCCACCGGCGTGGAGGGCATCGTCATCCCCTGCCGCAGCCGCGAGGGCCTGATAGTCGCCCTCAAGGTGCGGCGCGACGACAAGGGCGAGGGCCCTCGCTACGTCTACCTCAGCGGCACCCAGGAAGGGGAAGTCTCCTCCGGCACGCACCTGCACCACCCGGTCCCTCCCCCCGGCGTCCTCCACGGCGACTACGTCCTGGTGACCGAGGGTGAACTGAAGGCCGACGTCACCCAGCACCTCACGGGGCGGCAGTGCGTTTCCGTCCCCGGCGTCTCCCTGTGGCGCAAGGCCGTGGACGAGCTGGCCGACATCGCCGATGCCAGGGCCCGCACCGTCGTCGCCTTCGACTGGCCCGACGTGGTGAAGAACTACGCCGTCTTCAGTGCCGCCAGGGACTTCATTCGCGGCCTGCGGGACGTGGGCGTCAACGCCTCGCTCCTCACCTGGGACGAGAAGCTGGGCAAGGGCGTCGACGACATGTACGCCGGCGGCGGCGTTCCCGTCACCGTCTCGGGCGAGGACCTGACGCGGAAGCTGGACGCCCTGGAGCAGGCCCACAACCACGTGCCCATGCCCGTGGCGACGGCGAGCCTGGTGAGCGGCGAGGCGGGGTGGAAGCCCGCGCCCTTCCCCACCTGGGTGTTCCCGCCGAAGGTGGCGGCCTTCGTCAAGGAGGTGTCCACCAGCAAGAGCTGCCCGGCCGACTTCCCGGGCACCGCCTGCCTCAACGTCGCCGCCAGCGCCGTCGGCACGACTCGCGCCATCCGCATGAAGAGCGACTGGGTGGAGCGACCCTGCCTCTACTCCATCATCGTGGCCGAGGCGGGCAGCAGGAAGTCTCCCGCCCTGAAGGCGGTGCTGGCCCCCGTCTACCGCCACCAGGGCCTCATCTACTCGCGGGACGAGAAGTCCTCCGAGACGGTGTACGTCAACGACTCCACCCTGGAGGCGCTGGGCGCGGTCCTGGAGAAGAACCCCCGCGGCGTCCTGCAGTTCCGCGACGAGGCGGCGGGCTTCTTCCTCGACTTCAACAAGTACCGCGGCGGCAAGGGCGGCGACCGGCAGGCGTACCTCACCTTCTGGAGCTGCGAGCCCTGGAAAATTAACCGCAAGAGCGGCGACCCCATCCACATCCCCATGCCCTACGTCTCCATCCTCGGCGGCATTCAGCCGGCCCTGCTGTCGGAGATGGAGGACAGGAGTGGGCGCGAGGACGGCTTCATCCACCGCTTCGACTTCTCGATGCCCGAGGCGCAGACGTACCCGGGCTGGGACGAGTCCTTCGTGAGCGAGTCGGCGATGGCCGACTGGTCGGAGGCGGTCACCCACCTCTACACCCTCAAGCACCGCGAGGAGCAGGTGGGCGACGGCAAGACGATGGCCCACAGCCACGTCCTCAACCTCAGCCCGGCGGCGAAGCGGCTCTACGTCGACTGGTACAACGCCCACCAGGACGAGATCCGCAACCTCGTCGACCTCAAGCTGAAGGGGCCGTGGGCCAAGATGGAGGCCAAGTGCGCCCGCTACGCCCTGGTGCTGCGGCTCCTCTGGACTGAGGACCCCGACGGCCTGGAGGAGGTGCAGGCGGGCGACGTGGAGCGGGCGATCGCGCTGGTGGACTACTACAAGAGCCACTCCCGCGGCGTCTACTCTCGGCTGAAAAACACCGCCGAGGACGACCACGTCGTGCGCCTGCTGCAGCTGGTGGCCGCCAGCCCCGGCCAGTCGGTGACGGTGCGCGAGGCGATGCGCGGCCTGAAGCTGCACACGAAGACGGCAACGTCGGCCGTCTTCAAGCGGGCGGCCGACCTGGGCAAGGGGAGCGTCGCCCGGCTCAGCTACCCCAACAACCGCTCGGCCGAGGTGTTCACCACGAGGGAGGATTGAAGTGACGCGGCACAAGGTCATCGAGCTGAGCAACGGCAACCGCTACCACTACCAGCTGCCCTGGGACGGCCGCACCAGGCTGCGCGGCACCCTCGAGTGCGCAATAGCCTTCGACACCGAGACCGAGGCCCTAAGCGACGCGGACCTCAACCGCAACCTGTCGATACCCCGGGTGGCCCTGGCGACGGTGAGCACCGGCTCGCACTCCTACTTCCTCCACCCGTCGCAGCTGGCCGACTGGGTCCTCCTGCACAGGGGGGAGCACCTCGTCGGCCAGAACGTCCGCTTCGACTTCTGGGTGGTGGACCAGTACCTGCGCGCCGCCGGGCGCCCGGACGCCGTGGAGGCGTGGTGGCAGTTCCCGACGGAGCACCGCCTCCACGACACGCTGCTGCTGGACCAGCTCATCCGCCTCGGCCAGGGCGTGGGCACCGCCGTCTACTCCAAGGACGACTCCTCCCTCTCCCGGCGTGATCTGGGGGCGATCGCCCGCGACTACGTGGGCGTGGACGTCGACAAGAGCGACCCGTACCGCATGCGCTACGGCGAACTACTGGGGGTGCCCGCCTCCGACTGGGCCTCGTGCGAGCAGGGCTTCTTCGACTACGCCATCGTCGACGCCGTGGTGACGTACCTCGTCTACAAGCGGCAGGCGAAGGTAGCGGGCGACCTGATGCGGAAGTGCCGCTCGCACGCGCCGAGGGACATCGCCTGGCAGGCGGAGCGGAAGTACGGCTACCTCACCGAGGCGCTGCAGACGGCGGGCACCCTGGCCCTGGCCCACATGTCGCGGCGCGGCATCCGCACCAGCCCCGACAAGGTGGCCGCGTACGAGGCCTGCGTCCGTGCCGACATGGAGCGCCACCTCGAGGAGATGATGCGGCGCAACCCGGAGGTCTTCATCTACCGGGACCAGTGCACGCCGAAGGGGGCCCTCAGCAAGCGGAAGAACAGGCAGCCGCCCCTCCCCGGCGTCAGGCGCGAGGTGATGCTGACGCCGAAGGGGAAGACGCCCCGCCTGCGCCAGCCGGAGCTGCGCGACGCCCTGGAGAAGATCGCCGCGCGGCTCGGCGTGCCCCCGGTACTCTCGGACGGCAAGAAGGGCGGCACCTCCCTCAGCGCCAAGGCCTGGGCGGTGCACGCCGGCCGCGACAGCTTCATCCGGGAGTGGTCGTCGGTGACGAAGAAGGCGAAGCTCCTCAGCTTCTTCGACCTGTTTCGCGAGTCCAGCGTCATCCACGCCACCTACAACCCGCTGATGCGCACCGGCCGCGTCTCCGCCTGCCGCCCCAACATCACCCAGGCGCCCAGGGACAAGGACTTCCGGGGGCTATTCGTCGCCCGCGACAGGCACCTGCTGTACACGGTGGACTACTCCTTCATCGAGCTCCGGGCGATGGCGGCCATCTGCACCGCCAGGTTCGGCAGGAGCGTGCTCGCCGACGTCATCAAGGCCGGCAAGGACCCGCACTCCTACACCACCTCCCTCATCATGGGGGTGCCCTACGCCGACGTACTCGCCGGCCTCGCGGCCGAGAAGGCCGCAATCAAGGCCGCCGAGAAGCAAGGACTACCTCCCCCGGCGTCCCCCTTCACCGCCGGCCGGCAGTCCGCGAAGGCGGTCGGCTTCGGACTAATCGGAGGGCTAGGCTCTGTGAAGCTGGCGGCCTACGCCAAGGCCAGCTACGGGGTTGACATGACGGTGGAGGAGGCGGCGGCCCTGCGGCACAAGATGATCACGGAGGTGTACCCCGAGTTCGGCACCTACCTGGCCGACTCCTCCCTCTTCAACATGTGCTTCTCCCTCGGCGTCACGGAGCGCGCCGTCTGCCGAGCCTTCGACATCCCACTCGGCGACGCGGAGAAGCTGCAGCGGGCCACGCGGGCGGCGTCCAAGGTCCTCCGGGGCGAGCCCTTCAAGGCGGACGGCACGCCGTACAAGGAGGCCTTCGTCAACCGCACCTGGGAGGCGTGCAGGAGGCTGGCCTCCTCCGCGAGCCGCCTCGACTCCTCGATACGCGAGGCGCTGCGCCAGGAGGTCCCCTCCCCCAGGCTCGAGAAGGCCTTCTTCGGCGGCCCGGCCTTCACCCTGACGGGGAGGGTGCGCGGGGGCTGCACCTACACGCAGATTAAAAACAGCCCCTTCCAGGGCCTGGCCGCCGACGGCGCCAAGCTGGCGCTGTGGCGCCTGCTGCGGGCCGGCTTCAGCATCATCGCCTTCATCCACGACGAGATCATCGTCGAGCTGCCCGCGGCCACCGCAGCCGCGGACGCCCCGAGGGTGGACGCCATCCTCAACGCGGCCATGGAGGAGGTGATGCAGGGGCTGGTGCCCTCCGGCGTCGAGGGGAGGCTCGCGGAATGTTGGCAAAAGTGATCACGAAGTTGGTGGGCTTTCGTGACTAATATTCGCCTTCAGTTAAAGTGGATTTATGCAACGGGCAGTTAGGCAAACCACGGAGCAAAACATGGCGCGCAAGGCCAACCGCATGGCGACCACGAAGGACATTTTCGAGGGACTCCACAAGACGAAGGCGAGCATCGTCCGCGCCTTCAAACTCCTCGGCAAGAAGAACGGCGGCCAGGAGAAGTTCGGACCCACGGAGCTGGGCGAGGCGGCCGAGACGCCGCTGGCGCCGTCGCTGGTGTCGAGCCACCTCAAGGGCCTGGTGACGGCCGGCATCGTCGAGCGCTGCCCGCAGGGCACCCGCCGGGCGCTGTACCGCCTCGTCGAGCGCCCCGAGGCCGACTGAGCCGCACGACGTTTTTCTTTTTTCTTCTCCCCCGGCGTCACCGCGATAGAGCAGCAGGAGCGAGGCCTTGACACCGATCGACCAGTCGCCCAGGGCGCGGGCAGTTGACATCCGGACGTACTGCCGGCCGCTGGACGCGGAGGGCTCGTCGTTCGAGACCCGCGACCAGATGCTCCGGCGCTCCATGCTGGAGCACCACCGCCGCCTGCTGCGGGACGCCGGCAAGAAGAACCACAAGGACGAGCTCAACGAGTTCTACTCCCTCGGCGTCGAGGGCAAGGCGGCCGTGTCGGGGCGCACGCAGTGGCTGGGCGGCACGCCCTACGCCTACGACCGCGCGGCGTGCCAGTTCAACTGCAGCGCCACCATGGCCGCGACGGTCTACGACATCGTCGACATCTCCTGGCTGCTGCTCAACGGCTGTGGCGTCGGCTTCAAGCCGGTCGTCGGCACCCTGCACGGCTACACCAGGCCGATCAACGAACTCGAGATCGTCCCCAGCCGCAACGACAAGAACTTCCGAGGGCGCGAGCAGAACGAGGAGGAGTTGCCCTGCGAGGCCAACGACCACACCTGGACAATCCGGGTGGGCGACTCCGCCGCGGCCTGGGCCAAGGCCGGCGGGAAGATGTTTTCGCCCCGCCACGCGAAGAAGCTCCGGCTGGACTTCGGCAACGTGCGAGGCGCGGGTGGAAGACTTAAAGGATATGGCTGGGTCGCCAATGGCTATGCACCCTTCGCCAAGGCCCTGGTGGCCATCCACAACATCCTGAACGAGTCCGCCGGCAACCTGCTGGACGAGATCCAGATCATCGACGTGGTGAACTGGTGGGGCACCGTGCTCTCCTCCCGGCGCGCGGCCGAGATCGCGCTCCTGGATTTGCACAACCCCCGGGCCGGCGAGTTCGCCCGGATGAAGCGGGAGTACTGGAAGCACAACCCCCAGCGCCGCCAGAGCAACAACACCCTGCTGGCGTGGACGAAGCCGTCTCGCGGCAGGCTCGAGGAGATCCTCCGCGAGGCCGACGAGTCCGGGGGCGACCCGGGGATCTGCAACGCCGAGGCCGCGCTGAAGAAGGCGCCCCACTTCGCGCTCTTCAACCCCTGCGTCCCCGGCTACACCCGCATCCTGACGGACAAGGGCTACGCCCGCATCGACTCGCTGGTCGGTTACCGGGTGAACGTGTGGAACGGCAAGTCGTTCGCGAGCGTGTGGCCCAAGGTGACGGGCTTCGACCAGCCGCTCGTGAAGGTGTCACTCTCCGATGGCACCTCGCTGACCTGCACCTACGCCCACAACTGGCTTGTGAACGACGGCACGTACCACAAGCCGACGGAGACCCGGAAGCAGGCGATCGAACTCCAGCCCGGTGACAGGCTGGCGAAGTATTCGATGCCGGTGGTTGAGGGCGGGGTGCCGTTCCAGCTGGCCTACACCCACGGCTTCTACTGCGGTGACGGCTTCGACTACGCGGAAGACAAGCGGGCCTGGCTCTACGGTGAGAAGACGAAGCTCGCCATGTACCTGGTCGGCGTGCACCGCTCCGACAGCGTCCCGGGCCGGACGCACGTGACCTTCCCGTCGGAGATGCCGGCGAAGTTCCACGTGCCCCACGACGCCGACCTCGCCTCGCGGCTGGACTGGTTCGCCGGGCTGCTGGACTCCGACGGCACCGTGGTGCAGAACCCCAACAGCGTCTCGCTCCAGGTCTCCAGCGTCCGGAAGGACTTCCTCGACGAGGTGCGGCTCATGCTCACCTCCCTCGGCGTCCAGGCCAAGATCGGCCTGATGTCGGAGGAGGGCGACAGGGAGATGCCCGACGGCCGGGGCGGCAAGAAGCTGTACCACTGCCAGACGAGCTACCGCCTTTGCGTCAACGCGGCGGATACCTGCCACCTGGTCGACCTCGGGCTCTCCCCCCGGCGTCTCGTGATCAACAAGAAGGCCCCCAACCGGGACGCCAGGCGGTTCGTCGAGGTGGTCTCCGTGGAGGAGGCTGGCGTCGCACCCTTCGTCTACTGCTTCACCGAGCCCCTCACCAACCGGGGGACCTTCGAGGGGATCGTCACGGGGCAGTGCGCGGAAATCCTCCTTCCGAGATCGGGGTTTTGCAATTTGGTTACACAGTGCCTCCCCAGGTTCCGGCGCAACTTCTCCGAGATGGAGCGGTCGTGCTACCTGATGGCCAGGGCCAACTACCGCCAGACGTGCGTCAACCTCGAGGACGGTGTGCTACAGCCGGCCTGGCACCAGACGAACGAGTCGCTCCGCCTCTGCGGCGTCAGCGCCACGGGCATCGTCCAGGCCGACTGGCTCACCGACTACCAGATCCGCCGGCTCCGCAACGCGGCGGTGACGGGCGCCTACAGCATGGCTGACGAGCTCAAGATGCCCCGCCCCAAGGCCGTCACCACGGTGAAGCCCGAGGGCACCATCAGCAAGACGCTGGGCAGCCACTCGCTCGGCGAGATCGCGGAGGGCATCCACAAGCCGCTGGGCCGGTTCATCCTGAACTGGGTGAACTTCGCTGCAGTCGACCCGCTGGTGGGCCTGCTGGAGTCGGCCGGCTACAAGACGCTGCCCAACCCCAGCGACAGCAACAACGTCCTGGTCTGCTTCCCGGTGGAGTACGACAACATCGCCTTCGACCGGGTCGACGGGAAGTACGTCAACCTCGAGCCGGCCACCGCCCAGCTGGATCGCTACCTGCGGTGGAACACGCTGTGGGCGGACCACAACGTCAGCTGCACGGTGAGCTACTCGCCGGAGGAGATACCCCAGGTCGTCGACTGGCTGGACAGGAACTGGGACTCGGGCTTCATCGCCGTCTCCTTCCTCCGGCGCAACGACCCGACGAAGACGGCCCGCGACCTGGGCCACCCCTACCTGCCGCAGGAGGTGGTGAACGAGGGCCCCTTCCGCGACTACCAGAACACGCTGCGGTCGGTGGACTGGTTGAAGGTGAGCGGCATCCACGAAATCAGCGAGGAGTCCTGCGCCACGGGGGTGTGCCCGTCGCGGTGAGTAAGGAGCTGAGGGGCAGGCTGGCGGCGGGCGGCCTGGGCTTCTCCCTCGGCGTGGTGCCAGCGGCCATCCTGGCGACGGCGGGCCTCGACACCTGGCTGGCGGTGCTGGGAATCCTGGTAGCCTCCCTTACGTCTGTCGTACTGCTGATCGTAACCGTCGACGTGTTAATGGCGATAACCGAGGGAAGGCCGGAGGACGATTAATGAAGGCGACGTTTTACATCAACCTGGCCTGCATGTGCATCATGTACGGCCTGGCAATGCTGGGCATGAGTTTGATGGAGTGGAGGCACACCCGGAACCAGGCCGTTTCCGGCTCGTGGATTAACGGGGTACTCTTCTTTCTGTTCCTCGGCAACGCGTTCTGGGTGTGGGCATCTTACCAGGACAAGGGGGAGTGACATGGCTCTGGTACTGCAGGTGAAGAAGGTGCGGGAGAAGGCCTACCTCCCCGACAAGGCCTATGAGGGCGACGCGGGCATCGACTTCTACGCGGCCGAGGACGGCTGGCTGAAGGGCGCCGGCAACCTCATCCCCCTCGGCGTGGCACTGGCCATCCCCGAGGGCTGGGCCCTGGTGCTCAAGGACCGCAGCGGCAACGCCGCGAAGAAGGGGCTGCGGGTGGCGGCGGGCGTCATCGACGCCGGCTACCGCGGCGAGGTCTCCTGCCTCCTCGACGTCGTCAACGACCCCGAGGGCAAGGGCGTCTACGTCACGGCGGGCGACCGGGTGTGCCAGGGCGTCCTCGTCCAGGTGCCCACCACCAGCATCTGGGAGGTGGACGAACTCCCCGGCGCGGTGCGGGGCGACGCGGGCTTCGGCAGCACGGGGGAGTAATGGCACTGGTCTGCGGCATCGACATCGGCCTCGACGGCGGCGTGGCGGTCATCGACACCGCGGGCAAGATCGTCAGCGTGGACGTGATGCCGCGCACCGTCTCCCCCCACGGCAAGCACGTCGTGGACGCCGTCGGCCTCAAGAGGCTGATACCCGCCAGCTGCAGGCTGGTGGTCATCGAGTTCACCCACAGCTTCGGCCACGAATCGAGGAGCGCCTGCTTCTCCTTCGGCCGCAGCACCGGCAAGACGCAGGCGGTGCTGGAGCTGGCGGGGGTGCCCTGGGAGGAGGTGACCCCCCAGATGTGGAAGGCCGAGATCCTCGAGGGGACGAAGAAGGACAAGGCCGCGGCCATCGGCTACTGCAAGTCGAGGTGGCCGCAGTACGACATCGGCAGGCACGACGGCAAAGCGGACAGCCTATGTATGGCTGAATTCGCGAGGCGGCGACTGGTCGGCAACAAGTAGGGAGCGCATCGATGCCTATCTCGGTTGACGGCGTGGTGAAGAGCGGCGGGCGGTACCACGTCCGCCCCATCGACGGCGACGGCGGCTGGCTGTTCGTCCAGCTCCTCGACGGCCGCGCGGACGGCATGAAGAACTTCAAAGTTACGGCAGACCAGCTGCGGGCGTTGGCCTCCGCCGCGGACGCCATCACGGGCAACTTCGAGCTGGTGTCTCCCGGCATCTCCCCCGGCGTCTTCGAGCCGGTCACGGCCAG